TCGGCCCATTCTATGCGTCTGTGCAAGCTTCATCTAATACACTGTTTATAGAGCACAACAACGCAACCAACGGCCAGCGTACACAGATCACCACAGCAAACTGCCCAACTGGGACAAACAAGTATATCTACTTCAACTTCCAGTACGAGGTCTAATGTATGACCACTAAAATTCAAAATGCAATGTTGGCCGATGATGTGTTTACCACGGCGAATGCGTATACGGCTTCCAGCCTGAATGGCGGTCAACTCGCGGGGTTTAGGAATCGGATTATCAATGGTTCTGGGATTGTAAGACAGCGCGGAACTGGTGTCGCCCTGACCGCAACCAATAATATTTACGGTTCTGCTGATAGGTGGATCGTATACATTTCTGGCGGCACTACGGTATCTGGAACGCTCAACGGCACGACTACAGCGCAAGCCATCGGATTTACGAGTAACACGGCGATAGGAACACCAGACGGTACTTGGACAACTGGGCAGTTCCTCGCGCAAACAAGGCTCGAGTCAGCAAACGTAATCGACCTGAATGGCAAAACAATAACGGTTAGTTGCAAGGTGTACCAGAACACGGGAGGTTCCCGTAACTTCAAAATACAGTTGCTCAAGCCAACGTCTACGATTGACACGTTCACGGCAACAACATCTATCCACACGTCAAGTGCGCTTCCTGTCGCCAACAACACTTGCACAACTATTTCCACAACATACACACTTGGCGCGGCTGAAGCATCTCTCGGACTAGCCGTTACAATCTATGACGATACAGCAAACTCGGTAGCATCAAAATCGTATCTGGTTAGCGAGTTCCAACTAGAAATCGGCTCCACCGCAACCGAGTTTGAACAGCGTCCGTATGGAACTGAACTGGCGCTGTGTCAGAGGTACTACTGGCAGATTGACCCGACAACCACAGCAATAAATGCCTATGGGTACAGGGTAGCGGCAGGGGCTGTATATTACGGACAAATCAAGTTCCCAGTAACCATGCGGATTGCTCCTAGTATGTCTTTGGCGGGAGTTACATGGACGAGATCAAACGTAACGGCGGCAACTGAATCGTTGAATACCAGATCGGCAGATTCGTGCGATATGACGCTTCAAGTAACTGCCGCAGGTCAATACCAAACCTACTGTTCTGGTGGTTCTCCATTTACGTTCTCTGCGGAGTTATAGCATGGCATACACACTGACACACCTCGGCAACTCCGTTCAGCGTGATGACGGACTTGTAATCCCTTTCGCTGACGGCAACGCTGACTACGAGCAATACAAGGTCTGGCTTGCAGAAGGCAACACGCCTGACCCATACATCGAACCACCCGCACCAATCCCCACCACAGTAACCATGCGTCAAGCACGTCTGGCACTACACCAAGGTGGACTTCTCACCACGGTCAACGCCGCTATCGCCGCAGGCGCAGAAGCAGACAAGATCACATGGGAGTACGCCACCGAAGTGAAGCGGGATGATGCTCTGGTTACCAACATGGCAACGGCACTCAACTTGACCGAAACCGATCTGGACAACCTGTTCACACTGGCGGCAAGTCTATGAACCCCTACCTACTCTGGCTGATCTACTTCCCGCTTCAACTGGCAGTCAGCATCTTCTGCAAGCTGACGGCCCCGCTGGCGTGTATTTTTGTGGTGAAGCGGATCCGCACTGATCGGGTGAAGATTTATGGTAACGAAGAGCTGACCTTTGACCGTGAGTATCTGTGGGGACCGTTCAGTCTTTGGCACAGTCACGATAATGCTTGCGACGAGTACTTTTTTGGGGATTTTTCACGGTACAGCATCTTTCCGTTCATCAGAAACTGCACCCGTGAAAAGTACGCAAGTTCTTGGTTTATAAGGTATTTTTACCGTCTGCTTTGGGTCTATCGGAACACGGCGTATGGCTTTGCATACCATGTCTTCGGTCGGGATACGAAGACCCAGACTTGGTTCCAGATCAAGAAGGATGTGCCGCTCGTTTTTGGCTACTATAACTCACTGAACGTGGGCTGGAAGACGCATAGATCCGCCCCCGATCCGGACAGGGCTATGTATGCTGGCAGGGTCTTGGGACTGCGCAAGAAATGATTGTCCTTAACCACCCGACAATCACCCAATACGTTGCAGACCAACTTGAAGAGGATACACCCGCTGATTCTTACAGCATCGGCTATGTGGTTGATGATAAAATAAAGGCTGGCTGCGTGTTCAATTGGTTCACTGGGACCAATGTTCAAATGCACGTAGCTGGTAACGGCCTTTGGGCTAAGAAAGAGTTTGTAAATACGTGTTTCCGGTTTGCGTTTAATAAACTGGGTGTGGTGCGTGTAACTGGCCTCGTTCCGGTAAGTAACGAAAAGGCAATCAAGTTAAATGAGCATCTTGGGTTTAAGGTCGAAGGCACTCTGCGTATGGGTGAAGATTACGAAGACCTACTCATCATGGGGATGCTCAAAGAAGAATGTCGTTACTTAGGCGAGGTTTAATATGGCAGGCATCGGACTTACTGGCGCTTCCGGCGCAGGAATGCAGGGAATCCCAGATCAAACGCAACTGACGCAGGCTATCCCAGATCAGGGGATTCAGGCCACGCAACAGGATCCAACCGCCGCATACAATTCCGGCATCAGCGACGACTGGAAACAATACGACCTCCGCCAGAACCCATACCTGATCGGTTGGGGCGAGTTTAATGTCGATCCATCTGTCAGCGACCCGAACTGGTGGAAATCCAACCTGTCGCAAGCCTACCAAGACAAGAAGAAGCCACCGCAAAACCAATATCCGTGGGTGCAAAACGCCATCATGGGTATGAATGGCGGAAACCAAAACAACATTTCAAGCTGGGCCAACAATGGTGCCCTAGACGCCTTCGGTAACCCCAAGGCACCCCAGAACAGCGGCACCAACATATTGGGCCACTGGATGAACATGGGCGGCGCCCGTGACACGAAGGCCAACGCTGCCGCATTGAACAGCGGGTACAACAGCACCACCAACCGCATCAACTTCAAAGATGCAAAGCTGGATGCAGCCATTGATGCCCTAAATGCCAAGGCGATGGGTGTGCTTACGCCAAAGGTTGTGGAAAGCAATCCGTACCAGCACATTGGATTCGGCGCGCTTGGATCGATAGGTAATCTCTACAACGGGAGAAATAAGAAGGCCGAACCCTCCCCGATTGTCGCAGGCGACACCTACGGATGGGCGCCAGTCAGCCGTATCGCCGACAACGCAGCCCGCGACAAGATGTACGCCGAGGTAGCTGCGCAACAAGGAATGACGGTACAGGACTTGCAGGCACTGTACGGTAAGTATGATCGCGCCAATCGAGCAATCCATGAGCCTGTTGGTGCAAGCTGGCAAGACCTGAAGGCATCCCCGTTCTACGACAAAGGATTGCTGTCTGGTATCCGCCAGTACTCTGGCTACGGTGACAACTTCTTTAAAAACCTCAACGCAAAGGCTGGTGGTGCGGATAACCCCTACTACCTGCCCGCTGAATACTTCGCTCTCCATGACCCGAAACAAGTTCGCGCTGGGTATGGCGGTGACGGCAGCATCTTCAACAGTCAGTACGAGCAGAAGAACAAGGGATTCTCTGACATTGCGCATCACGACCCATACGCGCATCAAGACTGGACTGACTACATTACCTCCGGCAAGGAATGGTGGCAATTGTCCCCTGCGGAAGTTGCCAAGGCCAAGGCCGACATGGCGCACCATACTGATCTGCTGGACAACACTCCAGAAAAGGGCGGCCCGTTCGATCTTGCTAAAATTTCTGGTGTTACCCCCGGCAAGCTGAAAGGTCGCAAGCCAAACTACTGGAAGGACAGTGCAACCCTGAACATGTCGGATATCTCCGACAACATGATGCTGCACAGCAAGGGCGCCCTGAACGACTACACAGACGCCCAGCGCAACGCAGCTATTCAGTCTGCCATTCAGATCGGCAAAAAGAAAAAGAAGGGTAAAGGCGGGTTCTTGGGTGGAATTGGAAAGATGCTTGGACCACTTTCAGCCATTGCAAGCTTTGTCCCCGGACTCAATGCTATTGCACTCCCGCTGAAGATTGCCAGTGCGGTAAGCTCTTTTGCTAACGGCAATCCTCTTGGCGGTCTTGCAAGCATTGTCGGCGCCAGCGGCCTCGGAAACACCTTGGCAAGCAGCATCGGAAGCTCTATTAATGGTGCAGTTTCCACCACCTCAGCACTGTCTGGAATGGGTGACACAATCGGTAGCGCTCTTGTCGGTGGTGGTCTTGGCGCGCTGGGCGGAGCGGCATCCGGTAATGCTGGATTCGGCGCGCTGACTGGCGGTCTGTCGCCGTTCATAAGCTCCGGATTGACTGGTGCCGGAATGGACCCGAAACTTGCTTCGATGACAACTTCAGGCATCAATATGGGTGCCGGTTACTTGAATAACCAAGCCAAGATGAAACAAGCTCAGAAGTCGGCTCTCGCCAAGATGAAGGCTCAACGTCGTGTCTAACCAGACGACAGAACTCGACACCAAGACTGGCGTTAAGCGGGATGGTACTCCGTTTGACGCCCACTACTACTCAGAGGCGGTGTGGTGCAGGTTCGTGCTTGGCCGCCCTCGCAAGATGGGAGGATACCGGAACATGGCGCAGTTTACCGCGCCTATCCGCGAAGTTCACACCTTCAACAAGACAACAGAGAACCTCATTCACTGCTTTTCTACTTCAACAATAGAGGCGGTGCTGGTCGATAACAACGGTAATGGTTCCGCCGTGTATGACAGAACGCCAGCTGGCTTTCAGGCATACGACAACTATACGTGGACGGTGGATACCGCCTACGACATGACTGGTAGCGGCCAGACAAGGATTTATGCTCATGCTGCGCGTGATGATGGAGCGCCTACTCCGATTTTCTACGGTACTATTGATTCTACTAGTCAGCTTACCCCTATTGTTCTTACTGATACTTCTACCCCAGCGACGACGGGGGGTATCACGGCGGGGACCAACTCACTGGTTGTAGCCAGCGCTACCGGATACTCCATCGGCATGCTCATCAGGGTGGCTGGAGCGGGGCTGGCAGGAGTTGACCTCTGGACTGACATCACCAACATTGCCGGCCTCACTTTAACCCTGCGCGAAGAGGCATCGACAACGGTTGCCGGCGCAGTGGTTCAGCCGATCCTTGGAACCGATGGTGGCATCGTCACAATCGGCCCGTACTTGTTCTACTACGGCAAGAACGGCCTGATCGCAAACACCGACATTAACAACCCGACTCTGGCCAGAACTGGCGACGCCAACATGGCGAATCCGGTCGGATCCAAGGTTCTGCGTGGCATGCCTATCCGTGGTGGTGGCCAGTCTCCGGCGGGCATCTTCTTCACCGAGGACTCAGTGGTGAAGGTATCGTTCGTGGGTGGCACCCTGCTGTTCCAATACGACATCCTTTCAGCCCAGTCCAGCCTGCTCTCCAGCCACTCCGTGGTCGAGTATGACGGTAGGTATTTCTGGCTCGGTTTGGATCGCGCCTTGGGCTACAGCGGGGCCGTGCAGGAGATTCCAAACGCCTTCAACAATCAGTGGTTCTACGACAACGTAAACAAGAACGAGATCCGCAAGGTTTGGGGCACCAAGCTCTCCAAGTATGGCGAGATCTGGTGGTTCTTCCCGAAGGGCACCAGCACGGAATGTAACTGGGCGTTGATCTACAACATCCGTGAAAACTGCTGGCATGACACCCCAGTTGACGTTGATCGATCAGCCGGATATTACGTGCAGACCTTCCCCTACCCAGTCTGGGGCGACTCTTCAGGCAACCTTTGGCAGCACGAATTCGGGTGGGACAAGATCGACGGTGACGCCGTAACCGCAATCAACAGTTACTTCGACACCCACAATATCGGATTCCCAACTGGTGGAGCAATCGGTGAGCAACCACAAGGGCAAAACAATTGGACAAGAATTGAGCGGATCGAGCCGGACTTTATCCAATCTGGGGAGATGTACTGCCAAGTGTTTTCCCGTGAGTACGCAAACAGCCCCGTGGTCACCTTGGGTACCTACACATGGGGTCCGAGCGACGTGCGCATCGACATGCGGCATCAGGGGCGCATGCTGGAGTTTCGGTTCGGTTCCAACGTTCAGGGCGGAAACTACTGGGGCGGCGTTGTGATCATGCACTTTGACATCGGTGATCGCCGTGAGTGATGTTGATATCGTCTTTGACGAAGGCTCGCAGAAGCAGCCGAGTCATAACGACCTTGGGTGGTTGAACCAGAGCAAGAAGGTAACCACCGTCACGTCCGGCCCGTATTCAGTGAAAACGTATGACGACATTTTGCGGGTGAAGGCCACGATGACGATCACCCTGCCGAGGGCATCAAGGGGCAGGGAAATCTACGTGAACAAGGACTACGCAGGCGGTACGGTGACGATCAGCCCGACCTCCCCTGACACGGTTGCCGGTGGCGCAAGTTATGCGCTCACGACCAACTACACGACTGCACATTTGAAGGCCGTTTCTGGCGGCTGGATCCTTTTATGATATATAATAACTCTGTCCGCTGTAAGGAGCAGGCAGAGTCGTTGATGATAGTACTGGAGAACGATAATGTCTGAATTTAATGATTTCTTTACCAGTGGTGGCAATTACAACTACATGGGGGACTACAACACCCCCGGCATTGACTACCCAGACTATACCAACTGGTCACAATCCCTAGACACCCAGTACGCAACTCCCGGAGCAGGTACAAGCGTGTGGGGTGACGGATCAAGCTACGACTGGGCCGGACCATCAATGTACGATCTTGCTTATGGCGGATCTAGCGGGTCGGTTCCAATGCAAGGCGGCCAATACAGCTCAGCCGGCATTATGGGCGACATAACCCCCGGAGTTTACGGAGATGTTGCGCAACAGCAGGATCCATCTATGTGGGGTTCGCTGCTTGGCAAGTTTGGTGACATGCCTTTTGACAAGCAAGTCGGTCTTGGCATGGGTGTTCTTAACGGTCTCGGCAGCTTCATGGCTTCCAAGCAGACCAACAAGAACAACAAGAAAGCGGCGAAGATCATGGAGCAGGAAGCTTCCATGCGTCGCAAGATGCAGGAAGCTCAGCTCAAGACCTCCCAGATTGCGCACTCTTGGTCCGACTCTGTTGACCCAATCGCGCAGGCTCAGACATACCAGTACAAACCGCTAACTGCTGAACAGGCAGCACGCTATGGAGAGACTGGTGCCCCGTATCAGCAAATGGTCGCTGACCCTCTCGCGCAATACTCTCCAAACACTGGTCGCATTCAACTGGCAGAAGGAGGCATGGCTGAAGGCGGAGAGCCTGAGCCATACTATCCGCATGCGCTGTCTCGACTCCCGGATCTTGGCTGGGTCGGTTACATGCTGAATGCCGGAAAGGGCATTCACAAAGAAGACTTCCCTGAAGAGTCCATCTCCGCGCGTGACAGGCTTGCTGGTTTCGGCAAGAATGGCGCTGTTGGGATGGCCACAAAGACTCGCCAGCAACGAGTCGATGAAGAGATCAACGGGAAGGCTCGCGGCGGTCTGGCGCAGTGCGCTTGTGGAGGAGCATCAAGCCATCAAGGGTACGCCCTTGGCGGCGACACAAGCGGCCAGTCAGACAAGATCCCAGCCATGCTCTCTGATGGCGAGTATGTGTTCGACGCAGATACCGTAGCGGCTCTGGGTGATGGCAACACCAAGGCCGGCGCATCAGCTTTGGATCAAATGCGGATGGAAGTTCGCAAGCACAAGCGCAGCGCGCCGATCAACAAGATTCCGCCGAAGGCAAAACCTGCGGCCAAGTATCTGCCGAAGAAAGGTAAGAAATAATGGCTGACTTTATCTGGGGTGGTAGCACTCCCGCTACCGCATCGGCCACAACGCTGACCGATCAGGCTTCGCTTCCAACTTGGTACCAAGAGTACCTTCGCGGTTCCATTAACAAGGCATCCAGCCTTGCAGGAACCCCATACACCCAATACTCAAGCCCGCGTGTGGCTGGCTTCAATGCTGACATCAACCAAGGATTCAGCACGGTTCGTAATGGCGTTGGAGGCTGGCAGCCTACGATGAACCAAGCCGCAAGCAACCTGACTCAGGGCGGTGAGTACAACAAAGACTACTTCCAGAACAATTTCATGAACCCGTACATGTCGTCTGTGTACGATGACATTGCTCGCCGTTCAAACCAAAACCTGACCGAAAAGATCCTTCCGCAGGTGAACAACACGTTCACTGGTGGCGGCCAGTTTGGCTCAAGCCGTAACCAAGAGTTTACGAACCGCGCGATCCGCGACCAGCAAGACACCATGACAGGCCAGCTCGCAACTGCCGGCCAAGCGGCATGGGATAGCGGCCAGAAGGTGTACGCTGACTGGGGCAATAAAGAGATCCAATCTGGCGTAGCAATGGGTAACTTGGCTGGCCAGCAACAGGCCGCAATGCTCAAGGATGCATCAGCCCTCGATACTATCGGGCGCGAACAGCAGCAGCAGACGCAGGCAAACTACGATGTCGCCTATCAGGACTTCCAGAACCAGCAGAACTGGAACAAGGATCAGTCCGCATGGCTGGCATCGATCATCCGTGGCTATCAGGCTCCGCCTACCCAGCAAGCCAACATTACATCCACATTCCAACCGATCCAAGGCCAGTCTCCGCTGGCGAGCTTGGCCGGTGGCGTGCTGTCTGGTGTTGCTGCAACGCAGCCACAGACAAAGCCGACTGGATATAGATGCGGCGGACTGGCGTCAATGAAGCGGAAGGGGAGGAAGTAATGGCTGGACTGGCTCCGTTTGTTCCGGGGGCTTCTGAGACCCCAATCAGCTCGCCCCTTGCGGCGGCTAATCCAATTTCCGGAAACTCCACACTGGAGGCTGCCGCGCAGATCCGGCAGTCCGCTGGGAATGTTGACGTGTTCAACATGTTCCACACCGGAATGAACGAAGCCAAGGCTCGCATGGAGGCGCTGCAAGCACAGCTTGGCCCAGCCGGAGACCTGATGAATCAGGGTCAGGCTCAGCTCATGGAGCGCCTGAAGGCTAACTACTCCCCTGAGCGCGAGTCTCAGCTCAACTGGCAGGCACTCGGCAACATGGGTGCAGCCATGATGAAGCCAGCCGAGTACGGCGGCCACAATCAATGGTCTGCCGGTCAAGCCGCGTATCAGGATCAGCGCAACAAGAACCAAGCCATCCTTGATCAGGCCGGAGATTCTCTGGCCGCTGGTCAGGCCGCTGCCGGCAAGGACGATTACGCGCGAATCCTTGACCAGTACAAGCTGGAGCAGCAGAACTTCAAAGACAACAGGGCTGGCATTGCAGACCATGAGCGGGCGATGAAGACCGCTATGGGGTCGCCATACGAGTGGAAAGTCGGCCCCGGTGGAATGTGGCGCTTGGAAAAGCAAACCGGCAAGAGTGAGCTTATCGACAAGAACAACTTCACTCCAGCCATGATGGCCGCCTACAAGAGCATTATTGATGAGGCGAATAAGCAGGACGACGCCTTCATGCAGGCCGCAAATGGCGATGCAAAGGTCGCTCAGGAAATGAAGCAGCAATGGATTGATAGTCAGATGGCTAAGGCATTTGAGCTGAATCCATCTGCCGCGCCTGCCGCTGCCCCTACCGCAGCACCTGCGGCCCTGCGCAGTGAGCCGTCTGCGACAGCTCCTATGAGCGATCAGATCGGCCCAGACTCCTACCCTCAAGAAGGGTTCCAAGGTGTAAATGAAAAGCCAAGGGGTCTGACCAAGGCTGAAGTGGCAGCCTACACTGCTGCCGCAATGCAGGGTGACAAAGGCGCTCAGCAGCTTCTTGACCAAGATGCCAAGTACAAGGCTTCTGGAGCCTATGACAAACCGCGCGCTGGATCCGCCGCGCCAGTAAAAAACACGCCAAAACTTGAGAAAGACAAAGAGAAGAACAAGGTTATTGGTGAGTCTGAAGCCAAGGCTGAAATCAGCATTCCTAACGTACTGTCGAACGCGGCACAAACGCTTGATCTAATCAATCAGGTCGATACGCATCCGGGGAAAGAGTACTCTATCGGCTACTACGCCAACCTGCCAGTTGTCGAGGGAACACCGCAGGCCGGGTTTAATGCCATACTTGATCAAATTAAGAACAAGGCATTCTTGCAGGCATTTGAATCTCTTAAAAGCGCTGGAGCAATTACGGATACTGAAGGTCAGAAAGCAACAAATGCCATCACTCGCATAAAAGCCGGCCTCCCTCCGAAAGACTTTCAGAAGGCTCTTGAAGAGCTTCGTGAACTTGCCAGCAACGGCATTCGTAAAGCCTACGAGAAGGCCGGCATGACAATGCCGGAAGGCACCATTGAAAATGCTCAGCCAAAGCCCGCTCCGATGCGCACAAAGACGATTAAAAACGTCACGTATGAGGAGTATGCCCCCGGAAAGTGGAGAGTTCATAAATGACGGAAGTAACTGATCCCGCGCTGCTTGCTCAGCTGAATGCTGATGACGGGGAAGTTACCGATCCAGCGATCCTGAAACAGCTTAATGAGACCACATACGCTGGCGATGTCGCTCGCAACATTGTGCCGTCCGCCCAGAACTACTTTGGCAACATGGCGCATGCCGTTATGCACCCGATTGACACTGCCGGTAATGTCGCTGACGTTTTGGCCGGAGGGTTGCAGAATGCTTTGCCTGAGTCTGTTGTGCAAACGCTCGGTGAAGACAAGCAATCACGCGCAAAGGCTGACGCTGTAGGCCAGTTTTTCAAGGACAGATACGGGTCTTGGGAACAGGCGCAGGAAGCATTTCGCACTGATCCAGTTGGGGTTGCTGGTGATCTGTCCATGTTGCTTGGCGGTGTTTCTGGTGCTGCAAAGCTGAGCAATCCGGCTGCCGCCGCCGCCGGCCTGACAAAGCCGCTTGATATTGCCGCGAAGGTGACGAACCCGATGTGGGTGGCCGGAAAGGGTGTTCATGGCACGCTTACTGGCGTCAGGAAAGGCGCAGCCAAAGTCCTTGGTGATGTTACCACTGGCGCCGGATATTCCGCCCTAGAGAACGCCTACAGCTCCACAAAGGCTGGCGGGCAGGCGGCCAAGGATTACTGGGCAAACCTGCGCGGCGGAGAAGACATAGAGAAGGTTGTTGAAACAGCTCGCCAAGGGCTGGACAGCATGCGCAAGTCGATGATCGATGAGTACAAGGTTCTGAAAAACAACCCAGACCCACACATTCAGGCAAAGGTTGCCGCGGGCGTTGTGCCAAGGTCTGCCATGGGGTGGGCTGACGATACGACACCGCTCAACTTCCAAGGCGTTGAAGATGCGTACCTTCGCGCGATCAATAAGTTCTCTTTCAAGGGCATAACGAAGCCGGGGGTCGGGGCTGTTGCGGACGATGTTCGCGCGCTTCTTGATCATTGGAAGGCGAAGGCAGCTAAAGACCCATCATTCATTACCGCAGAGGGTCTGGATCAGCTCAAGCAGCACCTAAACGATATCTACCCGAAAGACATCGCAAACAGGGCTGGCCGCTCGTTTGCCACAGAGGTTGTGAAAGAGGTAAAGAAGACGATCATCAACCAGATGCCACAGTACAAAAAGTCCATGCTCAAGTACTGGGATAAATCTGACGAGCTGGACCAAATTCAGCGCGAGCTTTCACTGGGCGAGCGCGCATCAGTTGGAACTGCCTTAAGAAAACTCCAGTCGATCATGCGCAACAACGCAAACACGTCGTTTGGTTACCGCGAAAACTTGGCCGGCAAGCTGGCCGAGAAGGGCGGAGTGGACATCATGCCGGCGCTTTCTGGTCAGGCATTGAACCCAGCGTTTCCGCGCGGATTAAAGCCGCTGATGGCTGATGTTCCAATCGCATATGGAGCTGCTTCTGTCGCTGGCTTGCCGGCGGCACTTGCATCAATGTTTTCTGCATCGCCACGGCTTGCTGGCGAGATCTATGGCGGACTTGGAACTTTGGCCAAATGGACCGACAAGGCTCCATACAGCCCCGGAATGATGAACGCAATTGAAAGGTTGCAGAATGGCGGACAATAAAAAGCGGTCATCACCTTGGGGTGCTGGCGACAAGTACTCCCCAGCAAAAGGCAATCCGTATGGCAATGGGTCTGGAAAGCCGGTAACGAAGCCGGGGATGTCAGCCCTAGATTCGGCAGAGTTCATCAACAACTTTGTGCCGATTACCGGCGACATTCAGTCTCTATACTACGCTCAGGACGACCTCAAAAAAGGCAACTACGGCAGCGCTGCGCTGAACGGCCTCGGCATTCTCCCGTTTGTCCCGTCCTTGGGCGGGGTGATCCGCAACAAAGGCGGGGCATGGCTTGGTGACAGCATCACTCCGACGCTGCACAACATGAACCCAATCGCCCAGAGGCAGGCCGAAAAGGGGTACCGTATCGGTGACAACGGGTTCATGGGCCAGATGCTTAATGACGCCACCGGCAATGATAATTTCTGGAGGGACGGCCTCAACCAGTTTGGGTCTCAGGACGCATTCCTGTCCGACCTTGTTAAGACCAATCCGGAGCTGGCAGCCAAGGCAAACCTGTTCCCTTCCACTCTGTCCAAGCACGAGCAGTCTCTGGATAACTGGATCAACTCTGTAATCGGGAATTACATCAAGCGGGATCTTGGTGCAGAAAGCGACCAAGTCCGCATATATGCTCAGGAGCGCGCGGCAGCACTGCGCAAGGAGCGCGATGCAGCGCTGGCAAAGGCAGGCAAGATCGACAAGAAGATCGCTGACGCACAAGAGAAGGGCGAGCCTGCGAACGTCATCAACAACCTGATGCGGGCAAAGACCAGAACAATCGATGAGGCCAACGCCAACTTCGACCTTCGGATGCAAAACATCCTGCACTTCAATCCCAGCAAAGAAATCGACACGGACATTTACCTTCCCTACAAGAATGCTGTTGATGCTGGATTCAACCCGTTCCAAGCAGCAAACCCAAAGACAGATCCCGTGGCAAGTGCATGGGAAATGCTTGCCGATACATCTATCGTGCAGGGTCGGGCGAAGAAGTGGAGGGATGAAAACCGCGCCGGCTCAGACTTCCTGAAAAACGTCCCTGACGATGAGACCGTCATGCGCCTGCCGATGAGCACGCAGCTTGATGCTGGTGCGAAGTTCGGATTTTCTGATCTGATTGATCACCTGAAGACGCAGCTTGAGGCTGGCAAGATCAACCCAGATACGCTGACCAGCATGTCGCTTACAGATGCGATCAAGAGCACGTCGAACGCAAACATTCAGCGCGAGCTGGACAGGGTAGCAGCTCAAAAGGCTGCAATGGAAGGGCTGCCGGTTCACCACGAATATGACGATGGCTACAAGTGGGTCGAGCTGATAAAAAACCACAAAGAGCTTCCGGAGGGCGTTACAGTCAGCCACTACCCGCAAGGGCATGGATGGGTAATGGAGGATGCAGCTGGGAATCAGGTTCCACTGAATGGCCAGCACAACATATTCGGCAGAAGGGACGCCGAAGAACAAGCACTGAAGGAGCTTAATAAGCGATCAATTCAAGACGTTCTCACCAAAGAAGGCGAGGACATGGGCCACTGCATCGGTGGATACTGCAACAAAGTCCTGTCAGGAGAGTCACGCAACTACAGCTTGCGCGACTCAGGCGGAAACCCGCACGTCACAATCGAGACAAACCCAGACTTGGGGTTTGATGAGCCGTGGGCAATTACCCAGATCCAAGGCAAGAGTGACAAGGCTCCAGATACAAAGTACATGCAGTATGTGCAGGACTTTGTTAAACGTGGCGGATGGGGCGCACTGTCTGACTCTGCCAAGGCAAGAGCCGAACTGTACAAGGTTGGAGACCCGTCAATCGGCGTACAGCTGCGATTCCAGCCTGAAGTAGTCAAGCACATCAACCGGATCTATCCGACCCATACCGGCCCCGGTGGTGGCGTATCTCTTTCTGGTCCGTTCGGGGTCAGAAAGAACATGCACGACCTGATCAATGAGACTGTTGCCAATCTTCCTGAAGGGCAGTATTACTCCAACAAAGACATCATCGATCACCTGTCGGCAGTAGAGCCGATGCCAATCGAGCGCGGGTACATCAACACAGACGCAATGGCTGATGAAGGGTATCGCATCCTGAATGAAGTGAATGCTGAGAGAGGTAACGCTCCGGTTGACTTTTTGATGCCAGAGGGAGGGCAGCCGATTGAGGGATTTCAACCGCGCCCACGTCAGCCGGTTCCGGGGCAAGGGCCGGCTCCCCGTGCGGAAGGTTTGCCGGGGGATGAGATCCCGTTCGCTAAAGGTGGCGCTGTTAAGGCCAAGCCGTGGGGTAAGGGCGACGATTACAAGCCGGCCAAAGGCTCACCATACGGAAAAGGATCAGGCGCTCCTGCGGCCTCTAATGGCCCTTCAGCAATGGACACATTGGAGTTCCTGAATAACTTCGCCCCGATCACTGGCGACCTTCAGTCCCTGTATTACGCTCAGGACGATCTGCGCAAAGGTGATTACGGCAACGCCGCTCTGAATGGGCTTGGCATTCTTCCGTTTGTCCCGTCACTCGGCGCCATCACAAGAGACGTTGGCGGTTTGCAGCGCATGTCAGAAGCCCTGAACCCGCATGCTGGCGGGAAGCTGATGGTCACTCAGGCAGACCGCACAAAGGTCGGCGGCCAGTACGATGGCGGTCCGGGGTTCTCCAGCCTCCAGCTTGAGCTTGGCAGCCCGCACGAGGTTGCCAATGCTGCATGGGGGGTGGCGGCACCACAAGTTGGTACCACAATGATCAACGCCAACAAGCGCGCTCAGGAAGCCACAGACGGCGATGTTCTTTGGACAAACCTCATCGGGTCGCCAGATCAGCATCGCTCCAACCCGCAGGTGTTCAATGCTCTTGTGAAGAAATTTAGCGAGGCAAAGCGCAGCGGAAACGTAAGCGATGAGCTGGCCCAGAGCATGAATGACAGGCTCCGGTCCTTCTACATGGATGATGAAAGAATTCCGCTGTTTGGTCAGGGCATCGATGTCGTGGCCAAAAATCTAGGATCCCATGGGGACACGTTCGGGAAGCGCGCGGCAATCGCTGAGGTGATTGGCGGGAAGGGCGTTGGCGGTAAAAAGGGTCAGGTGTTCGATTACGACGAGCTGATCAGAAAAACCACCGATCCGGTCCTGCTTGGCGCCAATACGCACGACATTGGTTATCGCCTGTTCTCTCTGGATAACGGCATGATCCATCGTCCAGATCTGCATTCTGGATATCCGTACATCCTGACCGGCACGGACCACATGAAGACATTCAGTCCAGCTCCGCGTGACTTGGTGCTGAAGGACTTCATCGATGAGTATGTCGCAAGAAAAGGAAGGGATCCCGGTGTCATGGGTCTCACCCGTGGCTACCCTCCATCGGTAGATATCAACGACCAGTTATTGCAGCGACTGTACGACAACGGGTACAAGAGCGGCGGCAAGGTGAAGAAAAATGGCTAAGCAATCGGACATCATCAAAAGCCTGATCAATGGGTTCAAAAACAACCCTCAGAACGAAGAGCTTTACAACACGCTCGGCAATATTCCGGTGCCGCTGAACCCGTTTACGCTACACAAAGCAGGAAAGTCACTTGGAAGCGGTGCAGGAGCGCTCACGGCGGCCATGCAATCGAACGATACGCCGCGAATGGTGCATGAGGCACGCAAAGGTACCTCCGACATCGGAGAGGGCATTCTAGGTGCCCTAGCGTCGCTCCCAGCGGTACGACCGGCAGCATCTGCTGTTGGCACTGCCGGCGTAGAGGCTGGAGACTTGGTTAACGCCGTGCACCGTGGCATGACTAGGGGCAGTCACCCGCTCATCGCCAACATCGAGGCGTCTACCGCGAGTAGGTTCAATGATGTTCCGCTCAGCGATAAGTCCGCACTGAAGCAGGTGATGGATTACTACATGCTGGCGAAGAACAAGGCGTATGGGTACGGCCATGTTCCGGGAGTTGAAAGGGCCGCAAAGCCACTCGGAGTTAGTCAGGGTGCATGGAGCGAAGAGCTTGATGATGCTGGGAAGGCGATCATGCAGAACAATCCGGTCTTCCATGAGGACTGGAATGCTCATGACCCGTACTTCTGGGACTTCCTGAGACAGAATCTGGATCAGTACGGTATCGGCGCCACGCGCTTCAACAAGCAGCTCATTAAGATCCCAGAGAAGTCAAACATGGTCCGCGTGCCTGATGCGGATCCTGAGTTCATCAAGGCCATATCGAGAAGCTATGCCGAAAGGAACCAGCCGGCTGTCGTTTTTGCGCACCCAGATAATAGCGCGATCATCTACAACATGATGAGCGACAGCCCAAAAGAATTAGGGCCGCTGTTGAGCGACCCTAACCTTGTTGGAAGAAATATCGAGTATGGCCGTGGCGACATACCGTTTGACCGGAACTACATTGATGACCTTATGTCAGCTTTTGCGACGGGTCATCCTGCGGAAAAATAGCCAGTACCCAAACCTGTCCCATATCGATAACTTTTGAGTTGATGTCTGAGGATTCAACGCCCGTAACCTTCGGGCGTTTTCCTCTCTGCTTAACTTTTCTGCCATACACCTCCTTACCAACCAAACTTGGTTGCACAGATTGGACCGATACCACGGTCAATTGACTCACCGTTGGTGAGTTGACGGCCACAGCAGGAGCAAACACCAGTGCGCTTGCCGTAGGCTACTGCGGCTGCTTCTGGATCAGCACATGCTGCGATGATTGCGGCTTCCTGCTCGGCGGAGCAGTCACGGCTACGTGTGAACTTGCCGGCGACAACCTTGCCCAGATACAGCTCGCCTTCCTTGACGTACACGGCACCTGCGTTGACGCTGGTGACCTTCGCCAGAGAGAAAGTGAAGTCACCGAGGCGCAGCTTCGGGTTGTTGATCTGGTTGGCCTTGGCGGACTCCAGAGCGGTGTTGATGCGGGCGATGTCCACAACAACAGCAGACGCTTCGCGCTGGACGCGGTCGGCAACGCGTGCTACCTGCTTGTCGATGCAGCGCTGGACTGCGGCACGCTGACCATCGGTCAGGGAACCGTACTTGGCGACAGAAACGAACAGGCTGCGGGCAAACTCAAAGGACTCAGCGTTAGCTTCGATCCATGCTGCCTCGGCCACGTTGGCTTCAGCGAACGATGCCCAGTTGCTCTTCTTTTCGGCTTCCACGCGGTTAACGCGGGACTGCTTGGCCTTGGCGCGAGCTTCAGGGGAGGTCTTGCGCTCAAACTTGCCGGCGCCCTTGCAGGCGTAGCAGGTGCCGACAGTGCGGCCAGAGTAAGAAACGAAGGTGCCACGACCACGGCACTTCTGGCAGATCTCGGTGTAAGTACGGCCTTCCAGAGCCTGCTCAAGAGTGGACTCGTCAAAACCGCTCAGGTCGTCATTGATGTCGAAGAAGTTTTCCATGTCGTGCTCCCTAGTAAGTTCGTTAGTTGATGTAACGGATCTTACAGATGAATTTCGATCATGTCAACACTTTTAATCAAGCTGCTGTATGGCTATCCTCTCAAGCCGGTTCTTTGCTCTGGATATCGCCTGCCGGCTGACGCCCATCTTTTTTGCGATCTGGTTCATGGGGATCATCTCGCAGTAATACAGGATCATCGCGTCAGCCATGCGCGGCCTGAATCGGCTCGCGTCGATCAGCTTAATGATCTGCGCCAGCTTCACCTCTTCTCGGTTAATCATTTGCTTCCTTCCATGCACCGCTCAATGAGCGCCAGATAGGCGGCCCCGTCAACGATGCTGTCATGGTGATCTGGTGCATTGGCCAGCCGGCTGATCTTGAGCAGGGCCATCATGCAGGCCACGTCGGTGTGCTGGAGGCCGTTGCCGTCCACGTTCAGCAGGCCACGGTTATGCAGGTAGTGCTCCCACATCCCAGCGATGCACTCTAGGTTCTTTGACGGGTGCCCGTAGGTCTTCTCACGGTCCCCGTAGATGATCTCTTTCGCTTCATCAAGTATGCTCATTTTAGTCCCTTAACGTACTCTTCATCGTATGGTTTGGTGCACCCTTCACAGCGCTCATCAGCATGCTTATTGTCGTACCTGCATGAGGTAGACATCCTCATAGGCCACATTCTAAACACGTCTTGAGAGTGGCTAACCATCTTCTCTGGTTCCTTCTTTGTCGTCTGATGACACCCGTATGGATACATCGACATCAGGACGTTGTTCGACCTTATTGTCTTTTCTAAAGATGTTTTCAAAATTCCTCCTGAACTCTTCTGAGTTAATAACCTTGGACTGGATCAGATCCCCAGTGATGTCGTTTCTACTCGCCATGATTCTCCCTCGCCATATCTTCTGCTTCAACCGCTTCCCTCAATGCGTACAAAACATAATCGTTGAAGGAAACCCCGTAGCAGTAGCACTGTACTGCAACCTGTTTGATCAGGCGCCACTTCAGCCTGATACCTACGTTTTCCATTTCAAGTAGGGTCATGCTTCCCCCCATCCTCTAAACTCAACTTTGCTTACCCAGTAGGTAAGCGTTCTAGACCTTGCGTTCATGCGCTCACAGGCTTCATGGGCATCTTTTTTCCTTGCATAAACACGATACGGCGTTGGAATGTTAAACACAACTGGGGAGTGCGGTTGCTTCATCAAAATGTAGACGCTGCTCATACCATCCCCCACATAGTCAGCAACCGTTCAACTACCAAGTAGTACGCCCAAAGCGGAAAGAAGCAGGCAACTGTGCTCCAGAATCCTTTGGCTAACACAAACCCTGCCAACCACACAAACACAAGCAATGCCGATACAAGTTTGCTCACTTTAACTTCCTCCTTCTCGCTGCCGTTGCTCTGTTGTTACGCTTTGCCGCTACGCCCAACTTGCCATCCTCAACAACAAAAACAAAGTCATGGACAAGGCCACAGTCACAGCAAGCGATGCGATACACCTCTCCTAGCGGCACTTCAAACCCTTCTCCGTCTTGGCGTTGTTTGTACTTCATTTCCCCTCCCCAAGCACACAGTCAACGATGTCGCTATGCGCCGCTGTCGGCGACAACTCCCACTCGTCCAGTACCCGCAAGCACAGTTCACGAAGGGCGCTATCGTCATTGGGCAGGGCGAGGATTGCATCATAGGATTGGTTCTTGGCATCCTGAAATCCCTGCGAGTAATCGTCCATCATTGACCGCTGCTCCACATCACACACTTCCGCCGCCTTCCGAAGTGCCGCTGATACTGCGGCTTGGACTGTGGTGGATTGGGTGTAGAGTGGCTTGTTCGGATACTTGTGCCCGAAGCATGACTCTTGCGGGACTTCGTACAATGTCGCGCCTCCATCATCGCTAAACTTTCCTTGCCAATAGCCAACAAGCTCAACTGATTCTGGCTTTGGTTGGTTGTTCAGTCTACGAATAATCTCTCCGCAGTAGTGATACCTCTGCTCACCTGATTCAAAGTCACCATTCAGGTATAGCCGAACGTCGTGGGTGAAGTCAGACGACTCAACGAAGTATCTACCATCGTCGTCTTTTCCAATTGTCCATTGGCCGTTCTCTGCCACCGGCTTCGTTTCTTCTGTCATTTAAGTGCCTCCCGTGCCTTTTCAATCCGCACCGCCATCACTTCTGCATCCCACGCATCCACAATCTCGCTGATCATGGAACGGAGTTGTTCGTTTTTATCGCACTCGACTGAATACATATCCACGGCGGTCTTGTATCCGGCTTCCAGTTCCGCAACCTTGGAGCGGAGTTGGTCGTTCTCTGTTTGAAGTCCATCGACTGAATCCTCCATGTCGGAACAACCTTTGTGCAGTAACGTGTTCTGCGCTTCCAACTCCTTCACCTTGGCGCGGAGGGATTCGTTCTCTTTCGTCAGGCTGTCGATCATTATTTCGTCGCTTATATGCGCGTTAAAGTCACTCATTTCTCATCTCCCTTCATCTTTCGCAAGGCGTGTACTGTTCTCAACCTGTCTGCCCCTGCCATGCCTTGTTCGTCAACATACTTGATGGCCTCGTCCAACGTCCTGTTCCGTATCTCGGTGGCGAAGGAGAGGAGTTGTTCGTCGTCAAATATAAGTTCATACTTTGTTATTCTCGATGACGGTTTAGCCCCGTTCTTCTTGGCTAGTTCTATGATTTCGGATTCGGTCATTTCTCTTTCCTCTCATATTCTGCGATGGCTTCAAGCACGCCCGTTTCTGGGTATGCAAGCATTTGATGATGCCCATACTCTGTCAGGTTTCCTATCGCCCACGTCAACGCCTCATACAGACTCTTGGATAGTTCACGCTCGGCGGTTAGTTCTCGCTCAAGTGTGTCGATACGCAATGCGTGTTCGATGTTCTCTTTGCGGAGATACTCACATCCTGCGCACTCTGTAGTTAGGTCGATCATAATTCACACCTCGTCAGCCAGACGTGTTTGTTTCCGAACCCATCTTTTAAAGTCACCGAACACTCTGCCGTCCGTTCGGTTTGAAAGTTTCCTAGCCCGTACCCCGTAACTAGCAATACGAAAATTAGGCTCAGGATTGTGGCGTACCACAGTGTCTCGTCCGAGTGGTTTAACATGTTCCATCTCCCTCACAAGTTTTTGTGAATCAAGCAGCCAGTCTGGCTTCTTTGTCGCCCAAGTTCTCATACAGTCCACCTCCCTCCCACCAGTTAAGATACGGGACATCCTCGGTCGAGCAGCTGCTACGCTTGATCTTGCGCGTGTCGTCGCTCATGATGGCCCTGTTCTGCTTGTACTCGACAATCGGGATCGGGGTGCTCGCCTTTACCAGAGCAAAATAGAAAAACTTGTTTGTCCGGCTCTCTGTGAGCCCCTCCCCGCTGATACGCAGGATCCCCATGTCGGTGAGCCTCTTCGTGTTTCTGGTGACCGTGCTGCGGTCAACCCCAGTGATCTCCGAGATCTCTTTGTTCGACAAAAACGAATCGGCATGGAGCGCCTTGATGATTCTCGCTTCGACGCTACCTGACGGCGACTTTGGCCGCTTCACTCGGCCAGAAAGATATTCTTTAGACATTCTCTTTCTCCAAACACTCTCTGCAAATAAGATGGCGCTTTGGCTTCAGGCGAACCCTGCCGCGCGCGATTAATTTAGACTGCTTGCACTTGGCGCAGATCATCGTAAACATCCCGCCAACAGGAAGAGCCTTGTTGCGTTCTCGCTTTTCGGCCTCCCTGTTCCCCTCATTATACGAACCGGTCGTCATACGAGCACCTGATACGCCTTGGTGATCTTGGCGTGCATTGCCGTGTTGTCCTCGCGCAGCTTGTACAGCTCATTTTCAAGCAGCAGCCTCTGGGCGACCACATCATTGGCAACCTGCTGGAGATGCTGGTTTTCTGCCTCAAGCTCCTTGCACCGTTTGCGGTAGTTATTGTCATCCCCGCAAAACTCCCACACCACTGGCTGCATAGCGTTCAGCGGATGGTTGACGACAAACGACTCAAACAAAACAGAATCATCCCGCACCGTCGCAACCCGCACGTCCATGCCGTTGCTATAAACTAACAGCGCCACAATGCACCTCCTTTGCCTTCGCTTCGTTCAGGTGATGGGTGTAGCTCTGCCAGTCCATCCCCAAGAAAAAGAACAACAGTGCGCAGCAGATGTATGCAATAACCTTATCCATGATTAACTCTCCCAAATTGTTTGTCCAAAAGCCAGATGCTTCCTTGCGGTCTGGTGCGCAGGTAAATCACTGCGCGGATCCACTCACGCTGGTTATGGCGCGACGTGGGGTGGTTAGCAATGGCCCGTTTGCACAGGCTGTATGGTGCTGGAAATCTATTCCTCATCTTCGCCTCCTGTAATCTCATCAAAACAGTCTTCGCACAGGCCGGTGATCTTGTATTCGGCCCACCCAGCATCGGTGTGAATATGCTTCTCAACCGGTTTCTGGCACTTAACGCAGATCAACAGCTTCTGGCAGCGCTCCTTCTTTGTTCCCCATGGCGTGTTCATTTAAATCCCCTTGTGTACTGAATGATTGCATCTCCGGCATCTCCCTTGATGCCGTTATCCTTCATGAACTTTTCAGCCGTCTCATGAAGTCTGGCCCACCATGCACCGTCAGGCGCATCGTCGTCATCGTTGGCCTGCATCACCGCCATAAACTCGGCAAGCAGGCCGTCAGGAATGAGGCTCAATTTCATAATGCCGAATCCCTGTCTGCGTGATACTTATGATGGCGAAAAACGATCCCAACCTTGGCCCAGCGGCCAAGACGCTCGCTCTCTTTTTTGTGGTGCTGAATGAATGCGATGTGGGTCGCGTCAATCAACTCGCACTGGGCGCCACCGCCTTCAGTGAACACCTCCAGCTTTCCTTCCGGAGTCTGGTTCAGCTCGATCTCCTCGATCAGCTGGTTACGGCGGTTGATGATGCTGTCCGGATGCGGTCCGTTACGAAAGTGGCCGTCAAGCTCCAGATCCAAGTTGTACTTTGCCAGCTTGTTAAAGAAGCGGCGCTCCTTGATGACTTTCAGTGATTGAGTTTCCATGTCGTTCTCCAGTTAGTTAGTTAGTTTGCTGCTTTGGTTAAACGCTGGCATCGTCCAAGTAGGTCAATGCCTCATCGCAGGAGTTAACTGCGTTCTCAAGATTGTCGATGGCTTCCTGAGCCAGCTGACCCTTGTCACCGTTCTGAAAGGATTCAGGCAGGTTGTCGTAGGCATCTTGCTCCTCATCGCGGAGCTGCTCGATCTGGCCCTTGATGTCATCAAGCTGACCATGCAGGGCGGTGATCAATTTGCGGCGGTCGTTGTTCATTCGTTTCTCCAGTTATGTTTAAAGTGTTCACAACAGTTGCCATTATCCATATTTAAAAACCCGTGTCAACACTTTAGAACTGATATTTTATGATTGATGGATATTTATCCCTCATGTCCACCGTGATGGCCTTCGGCTTCTTCAGGCGCTCGATATTGCTCATTGCCTCCTCGGCATTGGCCGGAGCTTGGATATGCTCCCCATCAGGCTGGCGCGTAAGCCACCAGTTGATTGCCTTGGCGCGCGCGTACCCTTGGTGCTCAAACAGGATGTACTCCGAGATCCGCTTCACCCCAGCCCAGTAGTCTGCCCTGACGCATGGCGCGCCTGCCTTGGTGATGTGCTTGGCGTAGGTCACCTGCGACACGTTCATGTCTACGTGCTTCATGTCCACGGCCATCACGGCGCCGGTATGATGCATGCGCTCTGCCTCGCGCTCCTTTATCGGAAATTCGTAGCCGCACTGACAGTTCAGGCTGTTGATGAAGCACTCGACCCCACACTCTGGGCATTCCTTGGTGGGGGCTACCCCAGCGCCCTTACCAGCACCCCTCCGACGCGGTCCGACGATCCGGTCAATCAGGCCATGGCGCCGGATGTTGCCGCCAAAGTCCAGTAGCAGGGTGTCTTCCTTGCTCTCATGCTTGCGCAGGCCGCGACCGGCCATCTGGACAAACAGCCCCGGACTCTGGGTTGGCCGGATGATGATGATGCAGTCCAGCGCCGGATAGTCGAACCCAGTCGTCAGCACCCCGACGTTAACCAGCGCCCGCAGGTTTCCAGACTTGAAGTTGGCCAGATGCTCCTCGCGCACCGTCTTCGGCGTCTCACCGTTCACCATCTCGACGGCGATTCCGCGCTCCATAAGAGCCTGCCTGACGCTTACTGCGTGGTCAATGGTGACGCAGAAGATCAGCCACGACTTGCGGTCGTCGCACAGCTCAAGGATCCGGTCGCAGTGCTCGTTGACCAGCTCGACGGCTGACATGCGCTCGCCCAGCTGGCCGATGTTGTAGTCCCCGCCGGTCGTCCTGACGCCATCCAGATCAACGTCAGCACCATGGCGCGCGGTCAGTTTGCACAGGTACCCAGCGTTGACCAGATCCCCGACGTTGGCCTCATAAGAGACCCCGTCGAAGATAGCGCCCTCGCCCTCGTGCAGCATGCCGCTATCGAGCCGGTACGGGGTCGCCGTGAGGCCGATAACCTTGACGTGCTCGTTGACGGCCAGAGAGCTATCCAGCAGCTTCCGGTACATGCCGTCGCTGGAGTGCGGGATCAGGTGAGCCTCGTCCACGATGATCAGGTCGAAGGATCCGTAGAACTCCTCCTTCTTGTACACCGACTGGATGCCGGCCACCGTCACCTGCTTGATCTGGCGCTTCCCGATGCCTGCCGAGTAAATGCCAATCGGCACCCGTGGCAGGGACCGCTTGATGGCATCGTAGTCCTGCTGGATCAGTTCCTTGCTGTGGGTAAGCACAAGGATATGGGTTGACGGAAATTCCTCGATGGCCTCGCGGATAAACTCGGCCAGAACGACCGACTTTCCGGCCCCAGTCGGCAGGACAACGAGCGGGTTGTTACGCCCGTCGTTGAACCACTTGTGGACGCTATCAATTGAACCCCGTTGATAATCGCGTAGCTTGATCAAAATGGCACCTCATCCTCATCCAGTTCAATACCGCCGGACACACGGCCACCAAACGCGGCCTTCAGGCTGTCCAGCCCCTTATCTCCGACAAGGTTAGGCGGGCATGCATAAAGCTCCTCGGAGCTGTACACAATCGGCGCGTCAGGAATGACCGTCGAATAATTGACACCCTCAACCTTGTCTTTGACCTTCTCACGATCTGTGGCCTCCGGTACGGCAGGGAATGAAGTGTCTCCGCCGTTGAAGAACTGCTGGCCATTGACCTTGTTGATGTAAAGGACGCCACCGCCATTAAAGTCTTGCGGATCACCATACGGGATCAGCGGCGGGATAAACACATGCTCTGCGCACCCGTCATACTGGTTTTCAAGCGGTATGACCGATTTAAACTTGTCGCATGACCACTGACCCTCCGCGACAGGCGTTGACGACGCACAGGTGCGGCATGACGGCTTGGCGACCTTGTTCTGGTGGCAGAGCGTGTAGTAATCGCAGAACTTGCACTCAAACCATGCCGGATCCAGACTGATCTTCTCAGGAGGCTCGGCTGACATGATGATCCCCATGGCCTTGGTCACATTGTCTTCAAACACCTGCTTGTCGAAATGCACCCACTCGGAGTGCAATGCGTCGGTGTTCTTGTTTACGGCCAAGTACAGCGCGCGGTCGGTCTCGGACCAGCCCATGTACATGTTCATCTGCACGTAGTGCTCCGGCTTGGCCTCCTTTACGCCCTTGGCCGCAAGCTCGTTGAATGACTTCTCACCGTGCGTCTTGAACTCCAGCACCGCCCAAGACTTTGGCGCCTCCGGAAACTTCCGGCCCATGCCGTCACAGGATCCACCCATGTGGCCCTCGCAGTCAGTGAACCTGATCTGGTTTCCGTCGTCGTCAAACTCGTGGACCTCGACACCGATGTCGCGCAGATCCTTAACGAACTGGATCTCCTCAAGGTGGCCACGCTGGAACAGGCGATACAGGCGACCGCTGTGATCACTTGGCAGTGCCCAGCGGAAGCTGTACCAGATGGCGCGCTTACACTTTCGGCCAATAATTGATGCGCCCAGATGCGGGCGGCTCTTTTCAGCGTCACCGCGTGCCTTGTACATCCGCTCGATAGCGTCTGCCGTGGTCACGGGTTCGACTGGCTTTGGTAGTTTTGCCATTATATTTCTTTCCATTTTTTACCAGTTTTGGCATTTCTGGCTGTTGTCTCTACGCAGCCAGTTAATTTCATTACTTCCTTAACTGTTAATTCACCGGACCTTAGTTTTCTTACTATTTCAATAGTTAGCTTTGCATGATTAGTATTTCTTGATTGTTCGCTGCCTGACGACCACTTGCAGTTAGATGGCTCATAATTGCCTTTGTTGTTTATTCGGTCTATAGACATTCCATCGGGTGGATCCCCCATGTCTTGATAAAACATATCAAAACCAGTTAGCCATCTTTCGCAAACAGAGATTCCTGCCCCTCCATAAACATGAAAATACTGATTGTTTTTGTTGTAGCACCTATCCTTCATTCCAGCCCATGCTTTGTATGCCCTAGAGCGGCTTTTTCCATGAGTAGTTAATAGCTCTGACCTAAAACACCCGCAAGACTTTGTGCTTCCAATTTTTAGGTTTTGGTTGTTAACATTCTTAACAACTCCACAATCACAGCGGCATAGTGCTACTTTTTTATCAAAAGACAGAACAGTCCACCTTCCGAATTTATCACCTATATTCATTATCATCCTTTACTGGGGGAGGTTAATTCCTCCCCCTAAAAGATATTATACTATTTTCCTTTCTTCCACGGTGGCGTGGCGTCACCAGACGATGCCGGAGCCTCAGCCTTCGGCTTGGATGCCACAGCGGCTGGCTTGCTACCGCCGGCAGCCTTGTACGTCTTGATGACGTTGGAGTAGCTGCCTTCCTTGTCTGAGCGCTCCTCAGACTCCACCCCAATGATCAGCGGGATGTTGTGCAGGACATCAGTGTCGTCCAGATCACCGAGGTGGCCAACAGCGTGGCACACAGACGACAGCTCGCGCTGGCCGATCTCTTCTGCGGTCTTGTTCTTGTTCTGGATGTTGAGACGCGCCCAGACCTTGCGGCCCTTGCTGTTGTCGTCAATGATGTCGAACGTCAGTTGCAGATAGAAGCCGGTTCGTGCCTTCGTTTCCTTCACCTCCGAATCCGTGATGATGGCGAGGTAATCGCCCTCCGGAATCAGTTCGTAGGTGCTGGTCGGCTCGACCTCTGTTGCGTTGAAACGGAATCCAAGATTTGCCATTTTTACTGCTCCTTATTTAGATAGTTGGTCTGCGAACGCGTCCCAAGAAAGCGGGAGTTGGTCAGGCAGGTTAAAGCGATTTTTCGCTAGGTAAGCGGGTCGCTCGGTTGTGTAAATCAGGCGCTCACCAGTGGTGATGCCTCGTGCTACTTGGTTGTTAAAGCCAACCTCTTCCTTCTTCACCACGGTCTTGAAGTTGGTGAAGAAAACCGCGTCGCACCACTCCTGCACCAGAGCGCTGGAGCGTGCCTGCAACTTTGGCTGGTAGCGCTCGTAAGGCTCTACCTCTGGGCTGTCGAAGCGCTTGATCTCGGAGTGCGCCAGCATGATGATTGCCATGCCTTTGTCATCCCGCAGGGCAGACAGGCCGCCCAGAATGTCGCGCCACATGTCAGCAGCGATTACAGCGCCCTTGCCGAACGCCAGATCCTTCTCGGCGTACTTGCCGCTGTGGTTGATGTAGTTCCAGATCAGATTGTCCATCCAGTCCAGAGAGTCGATCACGACAGTCTTGAAATTGTGATCCTCGGTGTACAGCGAACCGATTGCCTCCATCACGTCATCCACCGATGTGGCCAGCGGAAAGTGATCCACCTCAAGAAGGCCGAGACCATCCTCGGTCAGAATGAAGATCGGGTCAGGTGCACCGGCACCGAACGTGGTCTTGCCCAGACCGTGGGGGCCGTACAGCATGACGCGTGGAGCCTTCATGCCCTCCGAGCGCCGTACAGCGTTAAGATTAAATGCCATCGCCAGATCCCTCGTTAGTTAATAAATCATCAATGTATTGCTTAAAGTCTTCTCGTTTCGATGTCTTCATGTATGAAAACATGTTCACGCGACGTGGCCTAGTTAAAACGTAAAGACGGACAATGTCTGGGGCCATGTTGTTACTGATCTTGAATGCCGTGTTAACCTCGGAAACGTCATGATCAAAACGCATTTTCTCGATGATGGTTCTTGCCGAGTAGTACGTTCTTCCGCGTGCCGCCAGAGCCTCAGCAAGACTTTCAAAGACTTTAAATACGTGAACATTTTCATAAAGCCATCCGATAAAATCTTTCCGGAAAACCTGCTCATGTTTTTTCGCAAGCATAATCAACTCGTTCTCGCTCACAATTACCTCCTTCGTTAGTTGAATTGTGGCCGTCTCTCCGGCCTGTCAGGCTCTGCTTGTCGCCGTAGGTTCTCTCGCCTGCCTACGGATGTCGCTGGGAGGAAATCCCCGTTCCTTTCGGGGCACCAGCAGTCGCATGGTTAGGGGTCACCGTGCGCTTCCTACCGAGCTTCGACCCTAGCTATTCGGGCGAGTAGGCGCTGCCGTTTGTTCCCCTAGTTCGTTAAACCGCCTTGACCGTCACTCCGGTCTTGGCCTTGGATACCTCGATGGCCGTGGCCACCACTGCGTACAGCTCCGGCTCCTGATCGCGCAGGTACTTCACTCCGGTCTCGTCCAGAACCGTCTTGATCGGGCGGAGCTTGGCGGGCAACTTCTTGACCACCTCCAGCAGTGCGTCCAGATCAGGAACCTTGTAGGACAGGCGGGAGGTGATTGTCACCTTGGCACCGTTCTCAAGGGTGTGGGTCTTGGAACCCTCGTCGCGCTCACCGAGAACCTCGATCAGCTGCTTTTCAATTTCAATGCGCTCGCGGGCTGCTTCTGCTTCGCGTGCCTTTGCGTCAAGCCATGCCTGAGCCAAAGTTTCTTGCGTGTACTCGATAGACTGGATGTTCATGTCGTGCTCCTTGGTTAGTTGGTTAGTTACTACAAAACGGATTCTACAGGTTTCGTTTGCATTGTGCAAACACTTTTTAAACGCTTGCTGTAGCCGCCTCCTGAGCGGCTAGGACAAGTATTTAAGCGGCCAGCTTGTGCTCTGCAAGAGCATCAGCCAGAGACCAGAGAGCGCGGTTCAGCTTCACGTTCTCGTTGACGCCACCAACAGCGCGGGTGTGGGTGCGCTTGCCGGTGCTGGTGCGGGCGCGGACGCCGCCCTTGATCAGGTTCTCTTGGATCACGTTGAAGGTGGTCCAGAGGTCTGCCTTGCGGTCATCCCAGCGGTGCACTGCCAGCAGTGAGTCTGCCTGCACCGGAGCCTTCTGGCTGACCTCGTCACGATCCCAGCGCAGATCGATTGCTGCGTTGGCCAGAGCAAGCTGCTCGCGCACGTCGAGGTTGATAGCCTTGTAGGTATCGACGCGGGACTCGATCTCCTTCAGGTTATCCAGCACGCGGTAGCTGCCTTCGATCACGTCACCGACCACGTTGCCGCTGTGGCGGATCCGGATGTCGTCAGCGATGTTGCCGGCAATCAGACCGTTGGAGCAGACCACGCGGAAGACGCCGCCGATCAGCTGGTAGGACGATGTACCGTCGTGGGAGTTGATCAGGCAGATCTCAGGGATCTCGGAGCCGGCCACCAGCGTACCGTGATTGGCGTGACGCAGGCGGATCAGGTGCTTGGTGTGCTCACGCTTGGACTGATCGCGGACGCGAGTCTGGCGCACTTCGTAGGGCAGGAAGCCCTCGTTGGACAGACCTTGCAGAACGTCGATTGTCGGGATGAAGCTGTAGCGCTCGCCACGGGACTCGTGAGCCTCGGTCGCAAACACGCTAGGAGCGTAGCGAGCGATCTGGTCGTTGGAGAGTGGAGTGTTGCTGCGGAACACGGTCTGGTTTGCAGCGCGGCCATAAGAAATGTAGTTCATGTCGATCTCCTTAAAAAGTAAGTTAGTTAGTTACTACCGATACCGCCTGTTTCAGCGGCATTCTTTGCCGCCGCAATCGCCTGCTCTTTCTGGGTGGAAGAAAAATCAAAACCACCACGCGCATTTTTCAGGTTCTGGTCAGTTACAAAAAAGCAACCAAGCTCAACCTGATAAACTCTCCAAGTGCCGAACTGGCCCCTGAACCTCTTGATGAGTATGTTTTCCATGTCCACCCCTTAAAAGTAAGCTAGTTAGTTACAACAAGACGGATCTTACAGAAGCAAAATCCGCCTGTCAACACTTTTATTCCACTACCTGCGCCTCTGGCACTCCGCTGATCTCCTGAAGCTCATCCAGCAGCTTCTTCAGGTACAGGTCATAGAACTCCTTCACGCTGACGATCTCAGGCTCTCCCAGCGACCCCTTGTGGCGCAAGAACACCCGCTTAACGCTGCATGCCTTCAGGGCATCCAGAACGGCCTCGTGCACGTCCTTGTAGCCTGCCGGACCATTTGGTGAGCGAGTCTCATAGTCCTTGACCACGCTCGCCCGCTCAACGCGGTAGTCCAGACCCTTCACCAGCTTGGTCAGGCGCTCCAGCTGCTTGAAGTCTGCCGAGTACACGTCGTGCGCAACCGGCTTCACGCTGAACTGCTTAATGTCGCGCCACTGCCAGATGTTGAGCACGACGTTGCGTGCGGTCTGGTCAGCGTCATCGAACCCGCTGTAGCGGTCGGATCCTGCGTCAACCAGACTGAAGTGCAGGCGCGTGCTGTTGCTGCAATCGTTGGACCAGTATTCCTTGTATGACCTGTTGTCCGGCCAGAATTGAAGGACCAGCTCTGTCTTAATTTTTTTGGTGTCGTTCATGTCGTTCTCCCTAAAGGTTGTTCACTATAACGTCGTTGTCGTATTCTTTCCGGCGCTTGCCGGAGAGGCCAAAGCATTCCACGTGAAACTGGTCTGACACGTACTGCCGAAGCTCTGCGCCGTCCCAGCTCTCTGGGATACGGCCAAGATGAATGCGGTCGATGATGTCATTGGCCACCCTGTTAATCAGGTCGCTGACCAGCTTCTTTTGTTGATCACTTGTCATCGTCGCTCTCCTCAAGATCATTGACGAGGTCAGTCAGGCGCTCGACCTCAAGCAGCAACTCATCGCGCTCTGTCTCCAGCTTGCCTTTCTCTTCCTCCAGATCCTCGATCTCGCCGTCCTTGCTTTCGATCAGGGAAGTCAGCTCCTCCGGTGTGCAGCAGCTGTAGTTGTCGGCAACCTCGTACCATTCATTGCGGGAGTCCAGCAGCTCCTTCAGCTTGTCGAACAGCGCGTACTCCAGCGTTGTCTGCGGCTTGCCGTACTTCACAAGTTCTTCTGCCTCAAGCAGGTCAATAATCAGTCCGGTTGTCATGTCATTCTCCAGTAAGTTAGTTAGTTGGGTGCATCTGGGAATGGACGCAGGGTGCTGTCACGCACACGAGTCAGAAGCTGACATCAACTGACCCCATCCACTCTCAGATGCAGGCTGGTTTCCCAGCCTACCCCTGTTACTCAACGTCCGGCAGCTTCCTCCATGCTTGGGTACCTATCCAGCCGGTGTAGACCTTGTCTTGGCCTGCGCGGCTGAACTTGTAGTACACGCGGGCGCCGTCTTGGTATCTGGCGATCAGCGTGTGGCCGCCTTCGCTCAGCTTCTTCTCGCCAGCCTCGATCCACTTGGCCGGAGCCTTCTTCTCGACCTTGACCAGATCCTTGCCGTGGTACTTGTCGGCCACGTCGCGCAGGTACTTGGCAAAGTCTTCGCCGTCCCTTGCACGCTGCTCGTGGCGGTAGATTGCGTTCTTGCGCTGGCCAGCACGCTCATACTCGGACAGCTCATCGGCCTTGCACTCAACAGCCTGTTGCTGCTTGTGGTTCTTGCCTTCGACCCAGACCCACTTGGTCCAGACAGGATCAATTTTGCCGATGCGGAGAGCGTAAGCCTTTTCGCGGATGACCTTCACGTCAGCCAGAACGGTCTCGACGATGTCATCAGCGACCTTGCGGTCTTGCTCGATTGGAGCGTGGTGCTGGCCGCTGCACACGCCATTGAACCAGCCATGGTCAACAGTGTAGCCATGCTTGCTGGAGCGACCGTTCACGACGGCTTGCAGGTTGCCGCAGCACTGGCAGCGACCTCGAAGTTGAATGTTGTTTTCCATGTCGTTTACTCCTGTTAGCTAGTTAGTTAAGTGGTACAAGACGGATCTTACAGATGCAGACCCGCCTTGTCAACACTTTTAAGCCAGCTAGATAAACACCGGCTCAGCGTAGCCCTCCAGCCCAGAGCAGGCCAGAGCTTCCAGCTTCTGCTCGGCCTCCTTCAGGCTGAGGTTGCGCCACACTGCCGCCCCGGAGGGCAGCAGCACCACGTCGAACTTCACCTTGAGGTGATGCTCGCTGGAGGTGAAGACGCCCACCTCCTTGGCGCGCTGGTCGGCCTCGGCCTCCAGCTTGGCTACGGTTCTCAGGCCGTCGAAGAGTTCCTGCTTGTTCATCGGGTACCTCCTTTGGTTAGTAGGTGTTGTAGCGGCCACCACGCGGGGTGATGGTGATCACGCTGTCGTCGTTGCCTTCGACCACTTGCAGGTTGCCGTAGATGCCCTTGGCTTGCAGGATGTCGATCAGCTCGCGGATCAGGCGGAAGCGACCAATCAGCTTGCCGGTGGATGCCTCGGTGAGGTTGTAGCACTCACGGTTGACATCGAACACAGCGTTCAGCTGGTCAGCGGTTTGTTTGGTATCGGTTGTCATGTCGTTCTCCTTGGTTAGTTAGTTAGCTGTACTACAAGGCGGATGGTACAGGAGCTAATTTATATTGTCAACACTTTCGGACCATACCACAACTTACCGTCCTTGATGAACCCGCCAACCTTGGGGAAGTGCTCGGCGCGACCGATCAGGTCGTCATAGAACACCGACAGGCCGCCCTCGTTGCGGAACACCTCGCACTCGTCGTCATGCACGATGGCGATGTTGATCGAGCGCACCTTGATCGGCCTGTTGCAGCCGGTGGCGCGCGCTGCTGCACGGTTCCATTTCTCGGCATCGAAGCCACAGAACGTTGGCTTGTAGGCAAACACGGCCACCTGAGCCGTGATGCCTCCCTCCAGATTGATGACCTTACCGGTCAGCTTGTAGACGCAGATTCCCATGTTAGTTGGCTCCTTGGTTGAGACGGCTCGGTTTGCGGAACTCAGCGGGCAGCCTGAAGTTGGAGCTGATGCGCTTGAGCAGGACGCCCTTGCCCAGCAGGATGGTGTCGGTGACGGTCAGGCCAACGGATCCATCGTTCAGGCTAAGTGTGTTCGGGCGCAGCGACAGGATAAAGTGCTCCTCAATGAAATCGTTGTCGTCGAAGTGCGTCGGGATGTGGAACACATCGGCATTGGCGAAGCACTTGCCCAGCAGGTTCAGGATGCCGGTCAGAGTCTTGCGCTGCTGGCCTTCAAATTCAAAAATCACTTTCAATGTCATGTCGTTCTCCAATCAGTAAGTTAGTTAGCTATCGATTACGCTTCGCAGCGTTTCGGCTGGGGGCTACCCAGCCTCGTCAGATCGAATTAGTGAGTGTGCTTGAGGATGATCTTCTCCCAGCCGATGATGCCGCAGCGGTAGACCGTTTCCTTTTCGCCTTGGCAGACGATGACCACATCGCCTACGCTGGTAGAGCGGGCGCCACCATTAACCTTGGCCTCACCGCACAGCTCGATACCTTCGTTTTCCCACCAGCCGTGATCGATGCTGTTGGTGTTATAGAACACGTCCTCAAGGAATGCTTCCTCGCTTTTGGCCTCGCCAGAGAAATTTGCAACGTGGTTATAGCCATCGGAAAAAACAAGACTGCCGGTCTGATGCAGGCCGAAGAGTTTTGCGTGCAGTACGATTGCGTTGAAGTTTTCCATGTCAGTGCTCCTTTAGTAAGTTAGTTAGTTAGCTGTGAAACTTCGCTCATGGTATAGATGCGTTTGCATCGTGTCAACAACTATTTTAATAGGGGTGAAACTGGGGTGGTAATTAGGGTGATCATTACATGACAACACTTTGAACCCGCGCCAATGTTATCCACAGAGATATCCACAGGCATCATGAAATTGCCTATTTTTTGATCATGCCTCTAAAAGCCTCAGAATCGCTCTAGGATCGATTTAAATGTTTTCTGATGCTACCGTATAGGGTGGTCAAAAATAATCGACGTTTTTCTGGAATTAAAATCAATCACTTACGAGCAATACCTGACTTTTGTATGCGGGTATTCAACACTCTAAAATCACTGCTCAAAAAATAGGCAACTAGGGTTTGCTTAAAAAATAGGCAGGTCACCAGCGCGTTTGCGTCATGCATACACCTGTGCTAGAGTCTGGTCTGGAGGTAATTTTATGACTGACGACAAGACGAGTGGGATCGAGCCGGCGTGCTCCATCATCGGAAAGTTCGGGATGTCCTACCGCGACCTCGCCAAATTGTTAGGGTGTCACCACACCACCATCTGGTGTTGGGTGCACCGTGACATGGGTGACGGTACGGCTGGGCAGATCCCTCGACGGTGGTGGGACCGCATCATTAATGTAGCAAATGGACTGGGTATCACCATTACCTATGGTGACCTTATTTTTGGATTCAAGGGAGAGGACTTTTATGAGTAAGAAGGACATGTTGCTGGTGAGCGACGAGAACGTTGATGACACGCTGATCTCGGTGGACAGCATCCGGAGTATCTCGTTTCAGGAGAGCGAAGGCGCCTTTGTCGCTGAGGGTGGTGTGTTCCACGCAACGATCAGGATACATGGGGATGACTCCACGTATGTCGCCGCCATCACGACCGATGAAATGAACGCCATGTTCAACATCTACGGGATGGATGGAGTAGAATAGTTGCACCGACGCCCCCTCGGATAGGGGGTAACTTTTACTTTTGAAAAGGACGATTTCAAAATGGCATCAAACTTCGTATCGGTGTCCGATACAAAATTCATTGCGATGGATACCGTCGCGTCAGTAGAGATAGTTTCATCCAAAAAGACTGGGCGCCTAGCGTCACACCATCGTGAGTGGGTGGATGTTGAGATCACCACCAAGCGCGGCGAAAAATACATGCGTCAGGATCTGACCCTACAAGAACTCAACGACATCCTGTCGGCGTAAGGAAGGGTCATGGCTAAAATCACATTCAATGCGGGGCTAGTGCCGCCTGCGCAAACGCACGACGTTGACTTCCCAAGACTGGCGCAGAGCCTGCTGTCCATGTCCAGATCACTGCTCAGGGAGTGGTTCCCACAGGGCAAGCTATCAGGATCCGAGTTCAAGATCGGCAACCTGTGGGGCGAGAAGGGTGACAGTCTCTCGATCAACGTGAACACAGGCAAGTGGGCTGATTTTGCGGTCGGTCAGCAGGGCGGGGATCTGATATCACTCTACGCTCAGATGAACGGGACCACAAACCGAAACGCAGCACTTGAACTACAAGACCGATACCAACTAACTACCAAGCAAGCCACCCAGAAGGTGATCCCGGAGTCACCCAGAAAAACGCACGCGGAGAGTGAAAAACCGCATGCGGACAAACACCATGGTGTTAATGGCTGGGAGACACTGGACACGCTACCCACATGCAAGCACCCAGTTCATGGGGATGCAGATGATGCGTGGGAGTATCGCAACGCTGACGGCAAGATCATCGGTGTTGTGGCCCGCTACAACAAGGGTGAGGGTAAGAAGGAGTTCTGCCCATGGACGCCGAGAGGTGGCAAGTGGGAGATGAAGGGCTGGGAGGGTCAGAAGCCGCTCTACAACCTGCACCTGATCGCCCAGAATCCAACAGCGACCGTCCTGATTTGCGAGGGTGAGAAGTCAGCTGACGCGGCCATGCGGATCGCTGGGGATGGCTACATCGCTACTACGTGGCCGTCAGGTGCTTCGGCAGTCAAGAACGCGGCGTGGGACATCCTGACGGGGCGCAAGGTGCTGATCTGGCCTGACAACGATGAGGCAGGACACAAGGCAGGAGACTGGCTGAAGGATAACCTAGACGCGGAGATCTCGACCATCGATGTGTCAAGCATGCCACCGAAGTGGGACGCGGCGGATGCAGAGCTGGAGGGCATGACGGCTGCGGACTTCCACGTCTGGGCTGGGCACCACGAGAAGCAGCTGCACTACAAGCTGTACTCACTGTCCGACATGAAGGCGATGCCGTTCACTCGGTGGATCATCAAGAACATCATCCCAGAGACCGGTCTGATATCGATCTACGGGGCGCCCGCTACCGGCAAGTCGTTCCTGTGCATCGACATGGCCATCGCTATCGCTCGTGGGCAGATGTGGTTCGGTCATAAGGTGAAGCAGCGTCGCGTGATCTACTGCGCTCTGGAGGGCGAGGCTGGGATATCGAACCGGATGAAGGCCATCATCGAGGCGACAAAGCGTGAGGATGGTCTGATCGACATCATTACACAGCCCATCAACGTGCTTATCAAGGAAGACTGCGTCAGGCTGGTGGAGGCCATCAGGGCTACCAGATCCGACAATCCGGTGATCATCATAGACACCCTGAACCGCGCCAGCTCCGGCAGTGATGAGAACAGCTCAAAGGATATGGGCATGATCATCGATGCGTGCAAGTGGATTCAGGCGTCTGTTGGTGGTCTGGTGTGCGCTGTTCACCATAGCGGGAAGGATGCCACGAAGGGTCTGCGTGGCCACAGCTCACTGCTGGCTGCACTGGACGTGGCGATTGAGACCACACGCGATGGTGACGACCGCAACTGGACGCTGGCCAAGTCAAAGGATGGGCAGGACGGTATCGAGTTCGACTTCAGGCTGGAGTCCGTGGTGATCGGGCATGACGAGGACGGGGACGAGATCCATTCCTGCGTGATCGGTCCGGCTGACGAGATGTCCCAGTCCCACCGTGGTCTGGCCAACACCGAGAACAACACCAGCAGCAAGAAGGATATCTCGGCTCAAACGGTGATCAAGGGTCTGAGCGACTACAAGTTCACCACGGCGATCACGTTCGGGGAAAACATCAACATGAAGATGGGATCCAACGACGCGACACGCCGCAAACAGGTCGGCAGGTTGCTGGATGATGTGGCCGAAATGGGCTTCATCGAGCGTGACGGAAAGGGCTGGAGAGTCACCGAAAAGGGTGTCCGCGTGACCATCGGACAGAGGGTCATCAACAAGGGTATTCCGGATAATATGCCACAGAAAAAGCTGCCAAAAACGGCCTACACCGAGGTAATTGACCCGGAAGACCGTGAGTAGATGGTGTGACAAGGCGTGACAAGAAAAAATGTCACACTTGAATATAGGAAAATCAATGACTTACGATGATTTTGGCGGCAGCGTGACGAGGTGTGACAAGGTAATTTGTCACGCAGTTGCCTATTTTTTAGGCGTGACAAAAACGCTTGTCACACCCCTGTTTTTAGGGGTCATTTTTAGGTGTGACAGGGCGCTATGTCACACCATGTCACGGCAACGTGAAATTAATCGTAAGTTGTTGATTTTTATAAGTTCGTGTGTGACAAAAATTCATGCCACAAGCTGTCACAAATGCTCGCAAACCATTTGGTGACGCCGTGACAGGGTATATATACCTGTCACACGCAAACGGTCGGCACAAAAAACAGGCAGATTAGCAGGCGAAAAAAGTGATCGAATGAAATTAAAAATACCGGCTGATTTTGCTATCGATTAAGTGATACCGTAATAGTGTACAATTGTGACCGTGTTAAACAACTGTGACATATCATGACTAAAATAGAATCAGGGATACCGATCCCGAAGAAACATATCGACACCGTCAGGAATTACCCATTCAGGGAGATGCAGGTTGGTGATAGTGTTTTCTTTGATGGACAGGATCACAACGGCAAGGCTAGGTTGGCTGCCATCAAATACTTCCACCGCAACGGTAAGGGTATGACTGCCAGCATTGAGAACGGAGGCATCAGGATATGGAGGACAGCCTGAGCGATGAAATTGTTACTCTGGAGTTGCCGTATCCGCCCACGGTGAACCATTACATGAAGCACACATCGCGGGGACATTTCCTGACGGATGAGGCTAGGCTGTTTCACCAAGAGGTTGCCATCATCGTGGCTACCATGGGGATGAAGAAACACTGGGCAGGTAGGATCGAGATGACCATGGTCGTGTTCCCGCCAGATAAACGCAAGCGGGATATATCGAACCTGATCAAGATCGTGGAGGACTCACTGACCAGAGCCGGCCTGTGGGTGGATGATTATCAGGTCGCCAAGATCACCATCGAGCGCGGTGAGTCCATCCCGCCTCATGGAGGTATAATGGTGACCGTCAAACATTCGAGAGGAGTGTAGAGATGGCTGGTGATGTTAGCCCTGCTGGCCAAGTGACGCCGGAGATAGTCGCCAAGGTGCTGGAGATGATGTACGACGGCGTTAACCCAAAGGCTGCCGCTGAGTCGCTTGGCGTTAAGTTCAGTACGCTGTACGGTCATTTGCGTTCCCCTGAGAACGCAGCGATGTACGCACACGCCCGCGAAGGCTACGCAATGGCCACGGTGTACTCGATGAACGAGGTGGCGCTGGATGAGAGCATCGACGTGCAGCGCGCTCGCCTGCTGTGCGACAACATCAAGTGGACAGCCTCGCGCACCTCCAAGCGATTCACCGAGAAGGCCGCCACTGATGACGAGGGTAACGTGGTGAAGGTGGAGCAGCCGACGCTCACCGTGAAGCTGCAAGGCATGTCCAAGGAGGCCATGCGTGAGCTGGCGCAGCGTGCCGGTGCCACGCGGGATCCGATCACCATAGAGAATGGCGAAGAATGATCGACGAGATCACGCTTGATCACAATGATCAGGTGGCGCTCCAGTGGTGGTACTACAACGACCAGAAGGAGCTGGCCGAGACCTCGCTCTATGAGTTCACCAAGCAGGCGTGGCATGTAATCGAGCCGGGGACTCCATTCGTAGAGGGCTGGCATATCGAGGCCATCTGCGATCACCTTGAGGCCGTGACCAATGGCGAGATCCGCCAGCTGGTGATCAACATGCCGCCTCGCCACATGAAGTCCATCATCGCTGCGGTCATGTGGCCGGTGTGGGTCTGGCTGGTGAGACCATCACACCGATGGCTCTTCGCATCCTATGCCGGATCACTCAGCGTGCGCGACTCCATCAAGTGCCGGCGCCTGATCGAGTCACCGTGGTTCAAGCGGCGCTGGGGATCCATGTTCAAGCTCACGGGCGACCAGAACGCCAAGACATTCTTTGAGAACAACCTAGCGGGCTACCGGTTCGCTACCTCTGTTGGCGCATCGACTACCGGTCACGGTGGCGACTCGGTCGTGGTCGATGACCCGCACAATGCGCTTGAGGCGCAGTCTGACCTGATCCGAGAGTCCACACTGGAGTGGTGGGATCAGGCCATGTCTACCCGTCTCAACAACCCGAAGACCGGCTCACGCGTGATTATCATGCAGCGCCTGCACGAGAAGGATCTGTCCGGCCACGTTCTTGCTCAGGCCGGCTGGGATCACCTGCTGCTGCCTGCCGAGTACCAGCATGCGCGCGCCAAGACCACCAGCATCGGGTGGTCGGACCCGCGCCTGCGTGATGGCGATCTGCTGTGGCCTGAGCAGTTCGGCAAGAAGGAGCTGGAGGATCTGAAGACCAAACTGGGCGACTATGGCGCAGCCGGCCAGCTCCAGCAGATCCCGTCACCATCGGGCGGCGGTATCTTCAAGGTCGATCACCTGCAACTCTGGACGCCGGAGGAGTTCCCAGCCTTCGACTTCGTCGTACAGTCATACGATACAGCATTCACCGAGAAGACCACGGGCGACCCGACGGCGTGCTCGGTCTGGGGCGTCTTCACGACCGAGAAGGGCGAGAAGGCCGTGCTGCTGATCGACTGCTGGGCCGAGCACATGGGCTACCCGCAGCTGCGCAAGCGCGTGATCGATGACTGGCACTCGACCTACGGGGCCGACGACATGCGGCAGGGCCGGAAGGCCGACGTGGTGCTGGTCGAGGCCAAGGGATCCGGCCAGTCCCTGCTTCAGGATCTCAGGGCGGCCAACGTCCCGACCATCAGCTACAACCCCGGCAAGGCTGACAAGATCAGCCGCGCGCATCAGGTCTCGCCCATCCTTGAGATGGACATCATCTACATCCCGCAGTCCAAGGCCAACAAGGGAAAGTTCATGTCGTGGGCGCGCCCGCTCATCGATCAGATGGAGCGCTTCCCCAGCGGCGACCATGACGACATGGTGGACACCTTCACGCAGGCCATGATCATGATCCGCGACCGTGGACTGTTCGACATGGACTACGCCAAGGACGACGAGTACGAGGAGGACGACACGCGCGCCGAGTTCGTTAACCCGTATGCGATCTAGTTGCGCTTTATCATTGCATGCCTCATAATTAGGCGATACGTGAAGGAAGTCTTCTATGGCCGAACAGTTTCCGATAGAGCAGGACTACAACCGCTTCATCCCGCCCGTCGTCGATGAGACGCTTGAGACGCTTGAAGATGACGACTGGGAGGAGGAGGGCGAGTCCAACCTGATCGAGAACGAGGACGGCTCGGTCACCATCGTTGACCCTGAGATCGAGGAAGAGGAATCATCCTTCGGTGAGAATCTGGCCGAGAAGCTGCGTGACTCGCAGCTAGGCACCATCGCAACAGACTACCTAGAATACATCGAGCGGGACAAAGAAGCCCGAAAGAAGCGTGACGAACAGTACGAAGAAGGCATCAAGCGGACCGGACTCGGCAACGATGCCCCCGGTGGCGCCGGTTTCAGTGGCGCATCCAAGGTGGTACACCCAGTACTTGCGGAAGGCTGCGTTGATTTCGCGGCGAGAGCCATCAAGGAGCTTTGTCCGCCTAATGGTCCGGTAAGGACACAGATCCTCGGCAAGTCGAACGGCAAGAAGCTCCAGAAGGCCACGCGGAAGCGCAACTTCCTGAACTGGCAGCTCACCAAGCAGTGCCCAGAGTTCTTTACTGAGATGGAGCAGATGCTCTCTCAGCTCCCGCTAGGCGGTTCGCAGTACATCAAGGTCATCCCCAACGAAAGTCAGCAGCGCCCAGAGTTTGAGTTCATTCCGGTGGACAAGATGCTGGTGCCGTTCTCGGCCTCCAACTTCTATACAGCGCAGCGCACCACGCACATTCAGGAGCTGACAGAGCAGACGTTCAACAAGCGCGTCGAGTCAGGCTACTACCGCGACGTCTCGATCATCACGCCTGAAGAGATTGACGAGACAAAGTCACAGAAGGCCACCAACAAGATCGAGGGCAAGGATCCGACCAGCTACAACGAGGATGGCCTGCGCACGGTATACGAGATCACCTGCTACGCCGAGCTGGACTTCGACCCGCTCACCAAGGGCAGGCTGGCGCCTTACGTTATCTGTGTCGATGAGTCACTCTCAACCGTGCTCGCCATCTACCGCAACTGGGACGAGGACGACGAGAGCCAGCAGAAGCTGGACTGGGTCATCGAGTTCAAGTTCATCCCGTGGCGCGGCGCACTGGCCATCGGGTTACCGCATCTGATCGGTGGCTTGGCTGCGGCCTTGACTGGGGCACTGCGTGCGCTACTTGATTCCGCGCACGTCAACAATGCCCCGACCGCCCTGAAGCTGAAGGGCGCGCGCCTGTCTGGCCAGACCCAGCAGGTGGACATCACCCAGATCCAAGAGATCGACGCGGCCCCCGGTGTCACTGACATCCGCCAGCTGATCATGCCGATGCCGTTCAATGCGCCGAGTCAGGTGCTGTTCCAGCTTCTGGACTGGCTGACCAATGCCGCGAAGGGTGTGGTCGCCACGGCTGAGGAGCGTATCGCTGACGCCGGCAACAACATGCCGGTCGGTACCGCTCTGGCGCTGATCGAGCAGGGTTCGTACAACTACGCAGCGATCCACTCGCGCCTGCACAACTCCATGGCCAAGCTGCTGGAGGTGATCTGCCGTATCGATCACGAGCTGCTGGACGAGGAGGTGGTCATCGAGGCGCTTGGCGAGGAGATCGTGTACCGCGCGGACTTTGAAGAGTCCACGGACATCATCCCCGTCTCTGACCCCAACATCTTCTCTGAGTCCCAGCGGTACGCGCAGGTTCAGGCCGTCATTCAGTTGGCCGATCAGGGCATGCAGCATGGGGTCCAGTACAACATGCAGGAGATCCACCGTCGCGCGCTGGAGCTGATGAAGGTCTCCGACGTTGACGACATCCTGCCAGCCGTGCACAAGCCGACCGAGATGAACGCCATCGCTGAGAACGTGACCGCCATGCTGGGCAACAAGATCGTGGTGTTCCCAGAGCAGGACCACTTCAGTCACATCGAGTCGCACCTGCGGTTCATCACCGACCCGAACTTTGGCGCCAACCCGTTGGCCGCACAGAAGACCATCCCGACGATTCTGGATCACCTGAACAGCCACATCGCTTTCCTGTACGCTCAGTCTTGCAACGAGGTCGCCAACAGCGCAATCCCGATGGGTCCGGACCATCTGGACGTGAAGGACATGGACGCGCTACTGGCCGCCGTGTCAGCCAAGGTGGCCGCCGGATCCCAGCAGCTATTCCAGCCGATCATGCAGATGCTCGCTCAGGCACAGCAGATGCTTGCCCAGAATGCACCGCAGCCTCCCATGGATCCTGCCGTTCAGGTACAGAAAGAGATCGGCATGGCCGAGATCCAGCGCCAGACTACCCGCGATCAGGGCGAGTTGCAGCTCAAGAAAGAGGCACAGGACGCCAAGGTGCAGACCGAGCTTCAGAACCAGCAGGCTTCAGCGCAGAAGCACATTGATGAGCTGACCGCCAAGGCCGAGGAATTCAAGGTCAAGGCCACCGAGATGCTGCACAAGGCCGCGACCGATCAGCAGAAGCTGGATCTTGAGCGTGAGCGCATGATGAACGAGATCGCGCTTGAGCGCGCGCAGTTGGAGCAGCAGAAGATCGAGTTCCTCCAGTCGCAGCTCCTGTCAGCCCAGCAACAGGCGGTTGAGGTTCCGGAGGTAGAGGAGCCAGAGGTTGACCAGCGCATTGAGGCGCTGATCGAGGGTCAGGCACAGATCATGCAGCACCTTGCGGATCTCCGCCAGCACGAGGCTTCAGAGCAGGCCAGTGAGGGCGAGGGTACGAAGCAGTTGATGATGGCAATCCTTGAGCAGCTGTCCAAGCCCAAGAACATCGTCGTAGAGCGCGACGCTAGAGGTCGTGCGTTATCTATGAGACAGGAGTAAGAATGGACGAACCGTTAATAGCCACCAGCAAGGGAAACATTCCGCTACGGAGTGTGGTGCAGGTGGTGGAGTGGGACATCAATGACGAGCGTATCCTGTTCGTCGAAAAGTATTTGTTGGACGGGGAAGTGGTTAAGCAAAGCTCCCACGTTCGTATGTTGACTGGCGTAGCCATGGAAGGCGTAGCCGAAGTTTAAAGGAGAAGTAAATGGCACTCACTACTGTTATGCCTGCTGCTGCCAAACTCGCGTACCTGCGTGGTGAGCATGCCGCTGGCGACACCTACAAGATGGCTTTGGTCAAGGTTGCCCACGCTGGCACCTACGACAAGACGTTCGTTGGCGTCGGCACCCCCGGCACTGGCGCACCATCGACCACCAATCTCGGCACGGATGAGGCATCTGGTACCGGCTACACCTCTGGTGGTTTCACCATGACAGGTTACGCTACCAGTACCGATACCACCGCGTCCAATAATGCCGCATGGATTGACTGGACCACGGACCCGAACTGGACCACCTCCACCATCAGCGCTGTCGGCGCCATCATCTACAACGACACCGACGCTGGCAAGCCTGCTTGTGGCCTGTACGACTTTGGAACCACCGTTTCATCGACCGCTGGCACGTTCACCGTGACTCTGCCCGCAGCCGCTGCTGCAACTGCTGTCCTGCGGATCACCTAATGCCAAGTCGGATGTATGACCGTATCAAGGAAACCGCCTCTACCATTACGGGTAGCACGGCGGGGACCGCTACGGCCACGCTCTCTGGTGCTGCAACGGGTGGGTTTCTCACGTTCTCATCGCGGTTTGCAACTGGTGCAACGTATCAGGCTGCTGCCCCGATCTACTACTGCATCACCAGTGACAACGACAAGTGGGAGGTTGGCAAGGGTTACCTGACCAGTTCCACCAACCTTGTGCGCGAAGTGTTTTATGACAGCAGCAGCGGGCTGGGTACCGGAGAGGCATTCTCTGGGGCAACAAGTTTCACCGTCTTCTGTACGATCCCAGCAGAGCGCATGGAAGAGATGTGGACGAAGGGGCAGGCAGTTCAGCTATCACTCGGCAACGTAATGCCGTAAGGAGAATCAAATGGCAGCAAATACCGATCCGATTTACTCGCGCATTGCGGACATTCAGTGGATCACATTGAGCGCAACAGCCAACAACGTCTATGACGGCACGGGCACTGTTTCCACCGTGTTCACCGCAGATGCTACCAATGGCGGGTATGTCAGCTACGTCAAGCTGAAGCCTATGGGTACCACGGCAGTTTCGTCTGTCCGCCTGTTTCTCAACAACGGCAGCACGAACACTACCGCAGCAAACAACAGCCTGATCGCTGAAGCAACGCTTGCTGCTGTGACTATTGCAACCAACGCGGCCAACCCTGAAGTCATTGTGCCGCTGAACATGGCGCTACCAGCCGGTTATAGGATCAACGCAGTCGTGTCTGCAAATACCACAGCCACATGGCAGGCCACGGCAGTCGGCGGAAAGTACTAATGTGTTTGATATGTTACACTTGCAGGACTGGAACGGTAATCAAAACTACCAGTTCACAACCCAAGGCTCATTCAACGTAGAGGTTCCTCCGTGGGCGGTGATGTGCTTCGCGCTTGTCTATTCTGGTGGGGGCGGGGGTGCAGGCGGTAACAACGGCGCGGCAGGTGCTATTCGTACAGGGGGCGCAGGCGGCGGTGGTTCTGGTGTCAATCAGATCATGTTCCCGTGTTTCAACGGCGGGATTATCACCTGTCAGATAGGTGCAGGTGGGACAGGTGGTGGAGCAGGTGGAACTCCAGCAGCAACCGCAGGTGGGACGACATCAATACTCTATAACGGCATCGACATGGGCGTCGCACCCGGAGGCGGCGGTCTAGGTTCTGGGACAACTGCTGGTGCTGCTGGGGTGGCAGCCGCTGCGGGTAAAGTCCCCGCGCCAACCGTGTGGGCCATCACAACAGGTGCAGGCGGAGCAGGCGCGGGTGCAAGTGCAACAGGCGCTGCTGGGTCTAACGCTGGTGCCACTGTTAGAGGGGGAGGCGGGTCTGGTGGAGGCGGTTTGACTGCGGCTAATGCAACCTCTATCGGTGGCAACGTAACTAGCGGCCATTCATGGCTAATACCGACCAGTTCAGGTGTTGCCGCAAATACTTCAGGCAAGATCGGTACTTCCACGTTTGCGCCCTTTCCGTTTTCCATAGGAGGCAGCGGTGGAGGTTCAAGTGCCTCTACAACCCCCGGCGCTGGCGGTAATGGTTCTATGGGGAGTGGCGGAGGTGGCGCTGGCGCTGGCCTGACAGGGTCAACCAGTAATGTAGGTGGTGCGGGCGGTGCTGGGGCGGTTTTCCTGAACTTCATATGATTAACCAGCAAGCAGATCACATCATCAAGCAGGCGGATCGGACGACATTTCTGTTCGCAACGCCCACGCTGACAACCTATCCTTTGGTAATCCAAATTCCAGACTGGGCAAAGTTCATTATCTACGCCTTACGTTCTGGCGGATCAGGTGGTGGGGCTGGCTACGGCGCGGCGACATCTTGCTCCGGCGGTGGCGGAGGGGGCGCAGGCGGGCGACTGTTCGGTTATACGCAGGTCGGGTTCCTTCAGACGCGACAGCTTGGTATCTTTGTGGGCCGTGGAGGAACTGGAGGGGTCGGCGCGGCAGGCGCACCAAGCGCGGCAGCAACGCAGGGCACGACAAGCGGAATAACAAACTGGGCGCGAAACGGATTACACAGTAGCTTTCTATGTTCCGGCGGCCTTGGTGTCGTAGGAGCGGCGGGCGTCCTCGCGGGTAATGCGGCAACGGCCAACGGTGGATCGCAGTCAGGTACGTCTATGCAATGGGGCCACTCAAACGGCGGTAACGGCGGTGCTGGTGCGGGTAGTACAAACGGCGCGGCAGGCACGGCAACAACCGGATCAGGCGGTGCGTCTGGTGGAGGCTGGAACGGGACAACTGGATTCGCAGGCGGAAACTCAACGTTGAACGCAATCGCCGCTCATGGTGTGGCCTTTGGTGGTGCAGCGGGCGGCGGCAATGGCGATACCCCGATGATGCTCGACTACCCCCTGACACTTCCCGCAGGTGGCGCTGGCGGTGGGGGCGGGGCAACTACCGGAGGCAAGGGTGGTGATGGCGTCTGGGGTTCTGGAGGCGGCGGCGGCGGTGCTGGTGGGGTTACTGGCGGAAACGGCGGGAGAGGTGGCGATGGCTACGTCTTGCTCACGTTCATAAGAGGCTGATATGTACGACATTAACCATCTGGCGAACAGGGCAGGGACAAGGGTTATGGAGTTCCATACCCCCGGAGTTTTCCACGTTGATATTCCGTACTGGGCGTCAGCAGTCTGGTGCCATTGTTTGGCGGCTGGGGGTGGAGGTGGCGCTGGGACGTTTAATGCTGCGGCCAGATCGGGCGGCGCAGGAGGTGGCGGCGGGGCAATTGGGTTTGCCATGCTAATGCTCGGCCCGCTGCAAATGCAGGGATCGGCCTCTTTGCGTGTTGGTGTGGGTCTAGGTGGTGCCAGCGGGGCTGCTGGCGGTAACTCTTATGTTTACGCACAGACAAAACTAGGCGACACGGCAATCGTTGTGCCAGTAGGCGGCGGGGCTGGCGGCGCAGGTGGTACGGCAACCTCAACAGCGGGCAGCGGTGGCGCAACAGGTGGCCCCGGCAATCTTTACTCCATGCTCTGCGATGCGGTTTCTGGGTACGCAGGGAGTGCGGGCGGAACCTGCTCGACTACTGGTGTGAAGGGTACTTCCACCAACTTAAACGGTTCCGGTATGGGTGGTGGTGCCGGGGGTGCGAACAACGGAACGACTGCTGGCGCTGACGGGCAAACAAAATTTGGCGTTCCGTTGGCGCTTGGAGGGGCTGGGGCGGCAGGCGGTAGTGGGCACACCATGATGGTGCCTTTCATCTACGGGGCAACAGGTGCTGGTGGTGGCGGAAATGCTGCTGGTGCGGGGTTCAACGGTGGCGCTGGTGGCAGAGGAGCAGGTGGTGGGGGCGGTGGGTCTGGGACAACCGCTGGTGGTCTGGGTGGTAGAGGCGGTGACGGTTATGTGGTGCTCATTTTCTTGAGGTGACAAATGCTAATAGCAAACAATGAAGGCGCGTTTAACGGTGGCGAGATTGAATTCGGCACCCTTGAAGAGGCGCTCACTTTTGCGACCCGACAGTCTGACGCCTATGCGGCCTATGTCCGGTCAACCTTCCTCGCTCCGGCATCACCATACGAAGCGGCATCATGGTCATTGAAACTGGCAGAGGCGCAAGGGCACGGCATCAGCCCGACCCCCATGCTAGACATTGAGGCGCAGGCGCGTGGCATCACAACCGCCGATCTGGTGACAAAGATCATCAGCAAGGCGCAGGCACTCGCGGGGTTGGAGGCGGTGATCTCTGGCACCAATGGTCGGCACAATGACGCAATCAAGTTGCTGACCGACATTGAAGAAGTGAAGGCATACGACTGGCGCGGTGGCTACCCAGATGTGGCGGATTAAACAGTTCTGGATATCGGTAGATCAGTGCTTTAATGTGCTGTTCGGGTCGGGTTGGGCTGACGAGACGCTATCCGCCTATTGCTGGCGCAAGAGCAACAAGTTCTGCAAGGTGATAAACTTCATCTTCATGGACCCGTATCATTGCATGGAGTCCTACCGCAGCGAGATAGAGCGGCAACAGTTACCACCGGAGTATCGTAAGTGAATCTTGGTTTCGGGGCACTATCAGAGCAGCCGCTAAGTACGCTACCCGCAACGGGCGGCGGGGGTAATGCCACCGTCAATCTAACTGGCGTCTCTGGCGTTGGTCAGGTAGGCACGACAACCAATACCGGAACGGGCAACGCAACCATTACTGGAGTCTCCGGTGTAGGTTCCGCCGGAACGGTAACCGCATCCGGAAGCTCCGTAGTCAATGCCAACGTGAATATCACGGGCGTTGCTGGCGTTGGCCAAGTTGGGACAACAGCCGAGACAGGTACAGGTAACGTCACAATCACTGGCGTTTCTGGTGTCGGTCAGGTCGGATCCACTGCTGAAACCGGTACCGGCAACGTTACCATTTCCGGCGTTTCTGGTGTAGGTCAGGTTGGTGCGACTACAGAAACAGGTACGGGCAACGTCACGATTACTGGCGTCAGCGGCGTCGGTCAAGTCGGCGCAGTCACGGCAACAGCATCTGGTAACGCAACAGTAAACGTAACTGGTGTCTCCGGTACCGGCCAAGTTGGTGATACTACTGAAACCGGAACAGGCAACGTAACTCTGTCCGGTGTCTCAGGCACTGGTCTGACGGGCACGGTAACGGCGAGCGGTACCGGCAGCGGAAATGCCACCATCGGCGTCACTGGCGTGGCTGGTGTCGGCCAAGTGGGCACGGTCACCGCGTCCGGTATCGGCAACGTTACCGTCTCCGGGGTGTCTGGCGTCGGTCTGGTTGGTGCTGTATCGCCTAACGTTACAGTTACAACGGCGCTCTCTGGGGTCTCCGGCGTTGGTCAAGTCGGGAATGTCACGACATCCGGAACCGGAAACGTCTCACTCACTGGCGTAAGCGGCACCGGTCTGGCAGGTGATGTCATCGCTACCGGCGGATCCGCGAATGCGACCGCAAATATCACTGGTGTCGGCGGTAATGGTATGGTTGGCAGCGTAAATGCCATCGGAACCGGTGTCGGCAAGTCCGGCGTCAACCGTCTCCTGCTCGCCCAGATCACTGCCGAGCTGAATGGCATGGTGGAAGGCGACGCCAAGCCAGCAAAAACGCTTGAAACTGCGGTAAAACGGGTCGCAGAGAGGCTCGTAGAGCAGGACGACGGCTCATACGTGATAGAAGCCATCGGCAAGCCGGAAAAACGCGCCAAACAGCCGAAAAACCAGCCTCCTGAGCCTTCTGCTGAGCCTGTCCGTCGCGTAAATGTAGAGCTTACCGTTCAAAACTTCATGTATCAGGTGCAAAATGCGCCTGTAGACATGTGGGCAGAGGGTAAGGTGTTGGACGCTCTCCGTCAGGCCGCAGATGACGCGGCTGAAGAGGAGTGGCTAATCGAAGCAGCAGCGCAACTATTGTTTTAGGAGCGATAAATGTGGGAAGCACTGATCAAGCAACTGCTCGATGCTCAGCGTGAGCTGGAGCTGTCGCTAGTGCAGTACCCGCCGGATGATATGGCGAAGTTTAACCGTATCGTTGGGCGGCATGAGGGTCTGTCGCAGGCTCTGGCAACCATCCAGCAACTTGTGAAAGATGACGAAGAGAAGTACTAACTTAAGGAGAGTCGCAATGACTTTAGCAGTAGGAGCAGAGGGCATCGAAATCGATGCCACCATTGAGCAAGCATTCCCCGCAGTTGACCCCGGTATGACGCCTCTCGGTGCGCGGGTCATTCTCCAGCTTAAATCCACGAGCAACAAGACCAAGTCCGGACTTTTGCTGGTTGAAGACACCAAAGAGACGGAGAAATGGAATGTGCAAACTGCTCGCGTTATATCCCTTGGCCCCTTGGCTTTTCGCAATCGTGATACCGGTTCTCTTTGGACTGAGGGCCAGTGGGTTTACGAGGGCGATTATGTTCGCATTAGTCGCTGGGACGGGGATCGATTTTATGTTCCAGACCCAAATGATAAGGACTCTCGCGTTATGTGTGTGATCCTGAATGATCATCAGATCATTGCCAAGATCACAGGCAATCCGCTTGAACAGAAGGCATTTCTACTGTGATAACTTCGTATGTCCACTATAGGCCAGACAACACTCCTTTTTATGTCGGAAAAGGAACGTTGAAACGCGCCATGACGCTTAACAAAAACAACATGCACTATCAGCGTGTTGTAGCTAAGCATGGGGTAGATGGCATAACGGTGCTGTGGAAAGAGTTTGAAACAGAAAAAGATGCTTTGGAAGACGAGATCAATATGATCTCTGAATTTAGAGCATTAGGTTTCAACCTTTGTAACAAGACTGATGGCGGAGAAGGCATCACAGGGCTGTCCCATTCTGACAAGACTAGACAAAAAATGTCTGCTTCAAAGAAGGGGAAGCCGTACAAATTGCGCGGGGAAAAAAGTCCTAGATATGGGACCAAGCACACCGAAGAAGAACTTTTAAAGATGTCCAACAAACTGAGTGGTAAAAATCACCCATTGTACGGCAAGAACCATTCAGCCGAGACAAGGCGGAAGATGGCCAAGTCACACACTGGAAAAACAGTTTCAGAAGAAACTCGCGCAAAGATAAGTGCAACGATGAAGCAAACATTAGCACGTAAAAGTAGTATAACTTTTGAACCGAAAGGAAATTAGCATGGCAGCAGATCGTGAAGACTACCAAGATGACGAAGACATCAAGGACGCGGAGCTTGTCGAGGATGAGGAGGATGAACATCAGGACGACGAGGGCGAGGATCAGGACGATAACGAGCACGAGTCTGCCTCCAGTGAAGGCGCGGATGACTCTGACGAGGATCGTGAAGCTATTCGCGCGCGCCGTCGTGAGGAGCGCAAGCACAAGAAGGAAGCGCAGCGCGAGCGTGAAGCCCAGACTCGCCGTGAGCGTGAGATGCTGCGCAAGGAGAATGAAGACCTCCAGCAGCGTCTGGCCGTCCTTGAGCGCCGCGCGCAGGGCAGCGAGTTCGCCCAGCTGGATCAGGCAATCGAGCAGACCGGTCGCGCCGTTGGGTACCTGAAGGAGCAGATCAAGCTGGCCACCGAGGCCGGCGATGGCGCCACGGTAGCCGAGGCAACCGAGAAGCTGTATCAGGCAACCAGACACGCGGAGCACCTCGTAAATGTTAAGCGAAACGCAGTGCAACAGACTCGCCAAGCCGAGACACATAGTCCTATCGATCCGATGCTCCGCCGTAACGCGGAAACGTGGATGGACAAGCACAATTGGTATGATCCTTCTGGCTCTGATCCTGACAGCCGTGTTGCACTGACGGTTGACCAGTCCATGGCCGAAGAGGGCTGGGATCCGCGTCAGCCTGAGTACTGGGACGAGCTGGACAGTCGTCTCAAGCGCTACCTGCCGCACCGTTACGCACGCCCGCCAGTGCAGCGTCGCTCCAGCTCACCAGTCACCAGCTCCGGTCGTGAGGGCGCAAACTCTCAATCCGGTGGCGGCGGCTTCAAGCTGTCGGCTGATCGCGTTGCCGCGATTAAGGAGGCTGGGGCGTGGGATGATCCGGTAAAGCGTGATGCAATGATCAAACGTTACCGAGAGTATGACAAGTCTCAGGCATCCCGATAAATTGTTTACTAATTGACTAATTTAAGATATTATTTCTGCAAGGAGAAATGACATGGCTGAAGCCAATCAAGACGCACGTTTGAAGAGATCCGCCGCTGCGGGTCGTGATGATCGTGCCTCCGAGGATGTTCGTCGTCAAGATAATGACGGTACAGCTTTCACTGTATCTGAACGTCGTAAGTTTAGAAACGAGTGGACGCAAGAAGCATTGCCCACCCCGCCGGAAGTTCCCGGCTTCCATTTGTGCTGGTTAAGCTCAACCAATTCGTATGACCCGATCCAAAAGCGTATCCGTATGGGGTACTCGCCGGTTCTGCCATCCGAAGTTCCGGGCTTTGAATACCTAGCAGCAAAGGAAGGCGAATTTCAAGGCATGGTGGCCTGCAACGAAATGCTCCTGTTCAAGATCCCTAATGACCTTTATCAAGACATGATGGCGGAACTGCATCACTACGCCCCGCTTGAAGAAGAAGGCCGCATTAAGGATTCTATGGTGACTGGGCAGAAAGACTCCAACGGTCGTCCGTTGGGTCATGTTGAAGGCGACGGGTTCAATGATCTTGGTGCACAAATGCGTACCCCAAATTTTCTTTGATAAGGAACCTATACTATGAGCGCTACTTCTGCTCCGTTTGGCTTCCGCGCAGCTTATAACCCCTCTGGCGTTATTCGCCCGCGTAAGTACACGATTGCGTCTGGCTATGCCACCGCGATCTACTCTGGTAATCCCGTCATGCTGGAAGGCACTGGCGGCACCATCACCAACGCCGGCACCACTGGCGACCTGTTGGGCATCTTCGTTGGCTGCGAGTATAACGACGCAACCGGCAAGCCCACTGTGTCTAACTACTGGCCCGCTTCGACTACCGCAACCAACATCGTTGCTTGGGTGATTGACGACTACACCACTGTTTTTGAAGTTCAGGACGTCGGTTCTGTGACCCAAGCAAACATTGGTGAAGAAGCTAACGTGTCTGCCCTGTCCGGCTCTACTGCTACCGGTCTGGCCACCACGACTCTGGCTGCACCTAACGGCACCACCCAGTCTCAATTCCGTATTATCGGTTTTGGCGGTGGCGTTGATAATGCTCCCGGTGATGCTTACACTGTTGTGCAAGTCACCATCGCTCAATCTCAAATTGCCTTCGGCAATAAGGTAGGTGTCTAATGGCTACTCCAATGCGTAGTACGGATTTCCGTGCAATTGTTGAACCCATTCTTAACGAAGCGTTCGACGGTGTCTATAACCAACGTTCTGATGAGTGGAAGCAAGTATTCGACCAGCAGGCCGGTATCCCGCGTAGCTACCACGAAGAGCCTGTGCTCTACGGTATGGGCGCTGCTCCGGAACTGCCTGACGGTATGGCAGTCACCTACCAATCTGGTGGTGTTCTGTTCACTCAGCGCTACCTGTACAAGGTGTATGGTCTGGCATTTGCCCTGACCAAGGTTCTGACCGAAGACGGAGATCATATCCGTATCGGCGCAACCTACTCCAAGCACCTCGCTCAGTCCATGATTGAGACCAAGGAAACTCTGGCAGCCAACATCATCAATCGTGCGAACAACGGTTCGTACCTTGGCGGTGACGGTGTCGCTCTGGCTTCCGCTTCCCACCCGATTGTTGGCGGCACCTTCAGCAACCTGCTGACCTCCGCTGCTCTGTCCCAGACCTCTCTGGAACAGGCCATCATCGCCATCCGTGGCGCTGTGGACAACAACGGCAAGAAGATCCGCCTCAATCCTGAAAAGCTGGTTATTGCCAACGGTAACGCCCTCCAAGCAGAAGTCCTGCTGAAGAGCGTGTTGCGTGCTGGCACCGCCAACAACGACATCAACCCGATCAAGTCGATGGGTGCTCTGGGTGGCGATACCGCTATCCTTTCCCGTCTGGTATCCCAAGTTCAGTGGGGTATTAAGACTGACGCTCCGGAAGGTCTCAAGCTGTTGACCCGCCGTAGCTTGGAAAAGAGCATGGAAGGCGACTTTGAAACGGATTCCGTCCGTTACAAGGCAACCGAGCGTTATGGTATTGGTTGGACCGATCCCCGCGCCTTCTACTACAACGTCGGCGCATAAGGCTCCGTGGTGAATCGGGGCTGGGTCTTAGTGATTCAGCCCCACCTTTTTAGGAGACTAAAATGACTACATATTTCACGGGTCCGGTCAAAGCAGGCGTTGGTGCAAGCGAAGGTGCTGCATCGGTTACCGCTGGTGGTCCGGTTGTTCTTTCTCAAACCTTTACCATTGATAATACTGGCGTGGCACCTGCCGCGACGGTTGATCAAATTGTGTACCTGCCAGCATTGGCAGAAATCACCAGCATCCGCGCTGTAACCACTGTAGCGCAGGGTTCAACCACATACACCATCCAAGCCGGCTCTACCGCTGGCGGGGTTGATTACGTGGCCGCAGTCACATGTAAGGCGCAGGGCGTCGTTAATGCCACCCTGCTGTTTGGTGCTGCAACCATTGGTGCTGGATCTGGTGGCATTACCCCGGTCTACTTCCGTTTTGCCGCAGGCACTCCTGCTGCTAACGGTGTGACCAAGGTGACCATCCAGTACATTCAGGCGGTATAATAGGCGGGGAGCTTCGGCTCCCCAACTTTTAAGGGGTTTGAAATGTTAGTTACCCAACAGGTCCAATACGCGCAAGCGTCTGCAAGTGGCGTTATTGACAATGCCCCCGGAGAGTTTTACGGGATCGTTGTTGTCGCGTCTACCACCGCAATTATTCAGATTTACGACAACGCTTCGGCGGCGTCTGGAACCCTTATCTATGATTCTGTGACCGCCGTATCGGCTGGTCAGGTCATCCACTTCGGTGGCGCTGGCATCAAATCAAAGAATGGCCTCTACCTAAATATCGTTTCCGGTACGGGAACATTTAACATCCTGTATGTATAAATGGCCTCCAGCGGAACTGTCGGGACAACTCAGCTAGACATAGCCAAGCTGATTGAAAAGACCTACCGTAGGTGTGGTATCCCTACGGGGGCAATTACTCCTGAACTTATTGATGTGGCGAGGGAGAATCTCTTCCTCCTGTTCAATAATTTCTCAAACCGTGGCATCAATCTCTGGTGCGTAGATCAGCCGCTGATCGGGCTTAAGGGCCACAAGGCTACCTACGACATGCCTACTGGCACGCTAGACATCCTGAACGCCTCGTATCGCAATATCTCCAGCGTAACGCCGGCCACAACGACGGTAGGAACGACCACCATTGACTGGGACTTTGGTCAGGCGCAACAGGTTGTCCAGTTCGGCCTCATCACGACCAGCAACTACACTGGCGTCAGCTACACGTTCGCCGGATCCACTGACGGCATCACCTTTGTGGATCTGAAGACCGTTACGCTTGCGAATTACACGCTCCAAGAGAACTACTGGGTCTCGCTGAATACAGCCGGCAACTACCAGTACTATCGCCTGACGATCTCTACTGTCCACACTGTCGCCGCGATGTCGGTCACTCTGGTCGGATCCTACACGGATTTGGTCATGCAGCCGCTCAACCGTGACGACTACTCTGCGCTGCCAGACAAGCGATTTGAGGGTACACCGTGCCTCCAGTATTTCTATGACCGCCTGATGACCCCTACGATCACGCTGTGGCCAGTGCCAAGCGTCGAGACTAACTGTCTGGTATTCCGTACCCATCGCCAGATCCAAGACGTTGGGAACAGCATGACGGCCACCATAGAGGTGCCTGATCGCTGGCTTGACGCTGTGAGCTGGGAACATGCCGCCATGTGCGCCGTGGAGACCCCTACGGTGCCGCAGGACCGCATTCAGCTGTGTCAGATGCAGGCAGCTCAGGCGCTCGTTAATGCCGAGGCCGGCGAGGTAGATGGCAGCCCGATATTCTTGGCGCCAAACATCGGGGTTTACACTCGATAATGGCCAAGTTCATCGTCCCTTCGGGCGCCACTGCGGCAATCGCCGTATGCGACAGATGCAAGATGAAGATGCCGTATGACGCCCTGCGCGCAGACGGTAACAGCCCCGGTCTTCGCGTATGCAAGGACTGCTGGGACACAAAGGATCCGTGGCGCCTTTCTCCGCGTAAGACTGAGGATATCAGCCTTCGTTTTCCGCGTCCGGATACTGACATTGCGGTTACTAATTAACAACAAAAATGGAAAACAGACGTATGGACGATCATCAGCTTAATCCTCGATTTGAGGCGATGGAGAAGAGGCTTGACCGGATGGAGGCTAAGCTGGATCAAATCGTTTCAATTGAAACTGCGATACGTGAAATGTCTATCATCAGCGGGACGTTTCGTACTGAGCTGAACAAGGTTTGGGATAAAGTTGATGATCACAATGCATGGCGTAACCAGCATCTGACAGCCGAGGCTGAAGAGCACGCCTCAATCGTAAAGAACGTGCAGGACGCAGCGGACAGGTTCAACACCACCACTGATGGGATCAAAACCGAGGTGCACGCCTACATTAACCAAAGCAAGGGAAGAGACGCCGTAATCCTCTGGGCTGTCGGTCTGGCTCAGGTCATAATTCTTTCGGTTACTGGGTACCAGTTCCACAGCAATCAGGATCAAGAGCGCAGGCTGACGATCATGGAACAGAAGATGGAAGCGTTGCAGAAGTGAAGGAAGACGTGACTAGGCGCGTAATGCGCTGCACAAAGTGTGGCGAGCCTTATGAGCACTACCGTGGCGTGTCAGACACCCGCTGTGAATCATGCTGGGATGACGAGCCTACTCCAATGCACCAGAAGGTAGAGAATGAGAAAACTGACAGAACACTTCAGCCTTGATGAACTCACGTTCTCATCGACCGCTGTACGACTGGGCATTGACAACGCGCCGCCGCCTTCTATCGTACCTTGTCTTGAGACTCTTGCAAGAGGGCTTGAGCAGGTTCGCACTCTTCTTGGCTATCCTCTGCATATCAACTCCGGCTATCGTAATATTGTACTCAATCGAGCTATTGGTGGGTCCAAAACCTCGGCGCATATGGAGGGCTACGCGGCGGATTTTACGTGCCGACAGTTCGGTCCGCCGATAGAGATCTGCAAGACAATCGCGGCCTCCCAGATCGAGTTTGACCAGCTGATTGAAGAGGGAGCATGGGTGCACATCAGCTTTGCTCCAACGAAACGCCGCAAGATCATGTCTGCGCATTTCACTGACGGTATCGCCAGCTATTCAAACGGGTTAAGAGCATGAGCATCTTAAAAGACATTTTTACTGGGGTAGATGGTGAAACTCACGATGTTGGACGTTATCTTTGGGTTCTCTCTGTTCTGGCTGGCCTTGGGTATGCTGGTTACGACCTCATCTTCCTTAAGACTCCATTTGATATTGTTAAGTACGGCATCGGTGTTGGCAGCCTACTTGCTGCTGGTGGCGGTGCCCTAATGTTAAAACGTGACACGGAACCCAAGTAATGTGGCTGACCAATCTACTCTGGCAAAACAAAACCGCGATTGGCCTTGGCCTGATCGCCTTGGTGGCAGGCTTGTACATCGGCGCGTTGAAAGTCGAGATCAGCTCCTTGAACAACAAGCTAGAAGCTACCAATGCGGAGCTTGCACAAACCGCTGTTTCCCTCTCAATGGAGAAGGCGAAAACTGCGCGATTGGTAGCCGCATTAGAGACGGTCTCGGCAGAAGGCAAGAGGAAGCAAGAATCCGCAGCTATGTGGAGGAAGAAATACGAAAGCAGCGTGCAGCAATATCAAAAGCTCGCTGGTGGCCTCATTTCATGGACCCCGAACCCAAGTGAAGGAGACTGCGATGCTGCGAAGCGTTTGCTGCGTGATTATCGTAAGTAGCCTGACGGCCTGCGTAACAAATCCATTCGTAAAGGAGAAGTTCGTTGAGATTCCTGTACCGGTTAGCTGCGTCACTTGGGAACCTACACGCGAGCCTTCTACGTTTGCGATTCTGGGGGCTGAATCGCCTGTATGGGAACAAGTAAAAGCTCTGCTTGTGGACCGTGAACGTGATAAAATATTCATTGAAGGTCAACAGGCTGTAATCGAGGGGTGTAAATGACTGCTGCGGCAATGACATATGACAGCTTGATAAACGACATCACTGTGTATGTTGACCGTCAAGACAACCCGTTCATTACGCAACTTCCCCGTTTTGTGATGATGGCCGAGAACCGCATCGCCGCTGAGGTCCAGAACCTTGGCATGCAGCGCATCGTGACCAACACCATGACGGTCGGTCAGCCGGTCATCGAGAAGCCCGCCAGATGGCGCGAAACAATCAGCTTCAACTATGGCACTGGCACTGGCAATCTATCTCGCACCAATCTTTTTGAGCGCACTTATGAGTGGTGCCGTAATTATTGGCCTGATCCTACTGTCCAAGGTGCCCCCAGATACTACGCAAACTACGACCAAGACCATTTCTTGGTGGTAGGCACCCCAGACTATGCATACCCGTTTGAATTGGTCTACAGAGAGCGCCCAGAGCCTCTCTCGTCAGAGAATCAAACCAACTGGACAACCGAATACTGTCCGCAACTGATTTTGTCAGCCTGCATGCTTGAAGCGCAACCGTTCCTGAAGAACTTGGAGATGGTGCAACAGTGGCAGGCAATCTATGACCGTGCCGCCCAGAGCCTTACTTCAGAAGAGAACAGGCGCAACCTCGATAGGAGTTCAGTGGTCCGATGAGTTACGTTGATCCTTTTGGCGGCTCGCCAGTTACCCCATCCGAGGTATCGTACAGAGCAATTACCCTGTCGGCTGACGTCACCCTAGAGTGGCCCAGCTTCACAGCCACTGGTGACGTTGTAGCGCGTATCATGGACGTTACGCCGACCCTTCCGCTGCTGACTATCACCATGCCTGCCGCAAATCAGGCGGCCACTGGGCAGGACTCTCTGATCCGCAACTTTGGTGCAGACTCAATCACCATTGCCGACAATGGCGGGAACACGATCACTACGGTCGCCTCCGGTCAGTCAAAGTACGTGTATCTGACCGATAATTCGACCGTAAACGGCGCATGGGCGGCGGTGGCATTTGGGGTAGGCAGTAGCACCGCAGACGCCGCATCGCTTGCTGGCTACGGTTTAAAGGCCATTGGTGCCACGCTTAACCAAAGTCACACGGTATCTGTCAGCGCAACATCATTTACGATTGGTGCGGGTGACCGCTCGATCCTGTATTTGGATAGCGCCGGAGCTACGATCAGCTTGCCAGCTGCATCCGGTATCGGTAACGATTTCTTCTTTCTGCTTCGCAACATCTCGGCTGGGACCACCACAGTTGATGCTGCCGGTGCAGATCTTATTGATGGTCAAGGCAGCATCCAGCTTGCCCCTGATGAGTCGTGCATTATCTGCTGCTCCGGTACCGCTTGGTACACGGTCGGTATTGGCCGCTCGACCATCTTTGCCTACAGCCAACTGGTCAAGAACGTGGCCGGCGGTTCCAATGTCACGCTAACTGGCACCGAGGCCGGATACAAGATCATCAAGTTTACTGGCGCCCTGACAGCCAACATCAACGTCATCGTCCCGAACGTCGTCACCGTCTGGTACATCGATAACAGCACCACTGGCGTTTATTCCCTCACCGTGAAAACGTCTGCTGGGTCTGGTATCAGCATTCAGGCCAACAATCGGGTCATCCTATATTGCGATGGCACCAACGTGCTGGACGCGCAGACCGTGTTTACCACCTCCGGCCTGTTCACTTCAGGCAGTGCATCAGCCCCTGCTGTTGCATTCAGCGCAGACACCGACACGGGCATGTATCTGGCGGCGCCGAACCAAATCGGGTTCACCGCTGGCGGCTCAAATGTGGCGACTCTGACATCAGCTGGCTTGACTCTGGTTGCCCCGTTGGCTGTCGCACAGGGCGGTACCGGATCAACGACTGCGGCGGCTGCACGGGTCGCACTAGGCACATTATCAGAAGCCCAAGCGATGGCTTTGGCGTTAGGTTAAGGAGAAGTAAATGGCTTTTAATAACTCACTGCATCGCAACGTAGGGACTTCGGAACAGATCATTTACACGTCTGCCGCAAACGGCGTCGTTGTGATCGGTCTGCGGATCTCAAACACTACTGCGTCAACCATTAAGGCTTGCGCTTACATCAAGCGCAGCTCAACCAACTACTACCTTGTTGGTGGTGCAACCCCAGCAACGATGGGCGCAGACGTTCCGGTTGGGAGTGCAATCGTTGTGATCAACGGTGACATCGACAAGGTGGTTCTGAACAACGGCGACCAGTTGTGCGTCATCAGCAACACGGCAACCTCCTGCGACGCAATTGCAGCCTATCTGGAGTAACAGATCATGAGCATGGTAGGTAACCCGCTAATCTACAGCAACAACCCAGTCTACACAGACGTGGGTGACGGCACCACCGCCACGTTCGTTTTGACTTGGACACCGCCTACCATCAATAGCATCTTGGTTACTGTCGGTGGAGTTGTTCAGTTGGCGGGTAGCGACTTCACGCAGTCCGGGACCAACGTCACCTTTGTGACCGCCCCCGCATCTGGCTTAAACATAATCATCGCAGCTCTTGCATTGTCAGGGACCGCGACCGTACCCAGCGGCGGAAGCGTAATTGACAGTAGCTTTGCCTCACCAGTAACTGGTACAGGATCAATCGTTCGCGGAACAAGCCCTACTATTACTACACCTACTATCTCTAGCCCGACCATTGCAACCCCGACAACCACTGGTTTGATCGACAATCAGGGTGGGCAAATTAAGTTTCCGGCGACTCAATCTGCGTCCACTGATCCGAACACCTTGGATGATTATGAGGAAGGGACAGTAACCGATACAGGCATTGCTCTGACGTTTACCACACCGGGGACTTTAGCGGTTACCTATTCCACGAGAGAAGTCAGCTACACGAAGATAGGCAACCGTTGTTTAGTGCAAGGAAAGATTCTTACTTCCTCCTTTACGCTAGGTACTGCATCTGGGTCGTTGCAGATTACAGGTGCGCTTCCATTCCAATCTGCAAAAACAACCGTAATCCCAATCGCTCTTGATGGGGGCACATGGTCTAGTCTTGTCGGCCCATTCTATGCGTCTGTGCAAGCTTCATCTAATACACTGTTTATAGAGCACAACAACGCAACCAACGGCCAGCGTACACAGATCACCACAGCAAACTGCCCAACTGGGACAAACAAGTATATCTACTTCAACTTCCAGTACGAGGTCTAATGTATGACCACTAAAATTCAAAATGCAATGTTGGCCGATGATGTGTTTACCACGGCGAATGCGTATACGGCTTCCAGCCTGAATGGCGGTCAACTCGCGGGGTTTAGGAATCGGATTATCAATGGTTCTGGGATTGTAAGACAGCGCGGAACTGGTGTCGCCCTGACCGCAACCAATAATATTTACGGTTCTGCTGATAGGTGGATCGTATACATTTCTGGCGGCACTACGGTATCTGGAACGCTCAACGGCACGACTACAGCGCAAGCCATCGGATTTACGAGTAACACGGCGATAGGAACACCAGACGGTACTTGGACAACTGGGCAGTTCCTCGCGCAAACAAGGCTCGAGTCAGCAAACGTAATCGACCTGAATGGCAAAACAATAACGGTTAGTTGCAAGGTGTACCAGAACACGGGAGGTTCCCGTAACTTCAAAATACAGTTGCTCAAGCCAACGTCTACGATTGACACGTTCACGGCAACAACATCTATCCACACGTCAAGTGCGCTTCCTGTCGCCAACAACACTTGCACAACTATTTCCACAACATACACACTTGGCGCGGCTGAAGCATCTCTCGGACTAGCCGTTACAATCTATGACGATACAGCAAACTCGGTAGCATCAAAATCGTATCTGGTTAGCGAGTTCCAACTAGAAATCGGCTCCACCGCAACCGAGTTTGAACAGCGTCCGTATGGAACTGAACTGGCGCTGTGTCAGAGGTACTACTGGCAGATTGACCCGACAACCACAGCAATAAATGCCTATGGGTACAGGGTAGCGGCAGGGGCTGTATATTACGGACAAATCAAGTTCCCAGTAACCATGCGGATTGCTCCTAGTATGTCTTTGGCGGGAGTTACATGGACGAGATCAAACGTAACGGCGGCAACTGAATCGTTGAATACCAGATCGGCAGATTCGTGCGATATGACGCTTCAAGTAACTGCCGCAGGTCAATACCAAACCTACTGTTCTGGTGGTTCTCCATTTACGTTCTCTGCGGAGTTATAGCATGGCATACACACTGACACACCTCGGCAACTCCGTTCAGCGTGATGACGGACTTGTAATCCCTTTCGCTGACGGCAACGCTGACTACGAGCAATACAAGGTCTGGCTTGCAGAAGGCAACACGCCTGACCCATACATCGAACCACCCGCACCAATCCCCACCACAGTAACCATGCGTCAAGCACGTCTGGCACTACACCAAGGTGGACTTCTCACCACGGTCAACGCCGCTATCGCCGCAGGCGCAGAAGCAGACAAGATCACATGGGAGTACGCCACTGAAGTGAAGCGGGATGATGCACTGGTGACCAACATGGCAACGGCACTCAACTTGACCGAAACCGATCTGGACAACCTGTTTACTTTGGCGGGCACACTATGAGTTACGCTGGCAATCAACCTGCTGGGTCCACAATCCCTGCTGGGTCTATCACCCCAGAAATGCTGAGTGTGGGTGGCGCAAAGGGCGGTGGTTCAGATAGTATTTTTCATCTGAACAACCAGACCGTGACTACCAACTATACGCTCTTGGGGGCTTATAATGCCGTATCTGCCGGACCAATTACGATTGCCGCAGGGGTAACGGTTACCATCGACCCGAACGCGGTCTGGACTATTGTTTAGGGGTTATAAATGAGTATTGTACTTAACGGAACAACTGGCATCGACTCCACTGCGATTCAGGAGGATGCGAGTGGGAATGTTGGTATTGGGATTACCCCATCCTATAGGCTTCACTCCTACACGGCAGTTGGTGCAGAAGTAGGGGCGTACCTGCATAACGCAGGTGGTTCTGGAATCGCTACAGGCGCAGTGATCCGTGGCGGGGCAAACAACGGAGCGTCTGGTCGGATTGCCAGTTTTGTTAACTACTCTGGTACCGAAGTTGCGGCTATTGACGGTGACGGAACCATCAAGTCTGTCAGTGCCAGTGCGGCACTTGGGTACGGCACAGGCGCAGGCGGCACGGTAACGCAAGCAACATCACGGACTACTGCGGTGACGATCAATAAGCCAACTGGGCAGATCACGATGTTTACTGCCGCAGGTACAGCAACGTGGCAATCGTTTACGGTAAATAACTCTTTGGTATCTGCATCTGATGTTGTTGTTCTCTCTTTAAATAATTCAACGAATTTCTATTCGTTTACCACCAGAGCGCAAACGGGAAACTTCCAAGTCTGGTTCGCGGCAGTATCTGGAACAGCCTCGGACACCCCGATAATCAACTTCGCAATCATCAAGGGGGCATCAGCATGAGCCTGAAACTAAACTCCTCCGGTGGCGGCTCCGTTGATCTAACCGCACCGTCTATAGGTTCTGCGATCACGGTCACACTGCCTAGTGCTACGGGTACGTTGGTTGGAACTGGATCAACTACTGCCGCGAACATCGTTATGGCAAGTGGAGTGGGTATAGACTTCTCCGCAACGTCTGATGGTTCTGGAACTGTAACAAGTGAGATTCTTACCGACTATGAGGAAGGGACGTGGGTTCCTGTTACAGAGGGAACAACCACGGCAGGGGTAGGAACTTATGGGACGAGAACTGGGCGGTACACAAAGATAGGTCGGAGAGTGTTCTTCAGTTGCGTAACAGCATGGTCCGCCCACACAGGAACAGGCAACTTAAAGATTACGGGTCTTCCTTATACCGCCAATGCAACATTCTCTGGGTGCGTATGCACAGTCGCCGCCAATAACCTGCTGATGACTGCGGGGCATTACCCGTGGGGGTACGTAAATAACGGTGAAGCGGCGTACTACTTGTATTCAACAGCAACAGGGGGTGGCGCGCCAATCCCTATTGCAATGGATACATCCGTTGACGCTCTCTACATCAACGGTTCATACGAGGTATAACACATGGCAAGCGCAGGAATCAAAACAAACGCAGGTGGAACCCAAGGCGTCCTCACTATGGGTGGATCAGACGTACTCACATGGGACGGATCAGGGAATGTAGCGGGTGTCGCTAGTATCAACGGTGGTCAACTCGGTGGGTTCAGGAATCGGATTATCAATGGCGATATGCGGATTGACCAGAGGTTCAATGGTGGAAACACTACTACTGTTGGGTACACCATTGATCGTTGGAAGTATGACGCTACGCAGTCAGGAAAATTCACATTAGCAAGAAACTTTGGAACCGTAAATTATGCTTCCGGTGGGTTTCCTTATGTTCTCGGTGCGCAATGCGCAAGCGCATACTCCGTACTTGCGACAGATGCTTTTCAAATATACCAAACCGTTGAAGGTTATAACATCCAAGATTTTGCATGGGGTACAGCCAACGCCAAGACGGTGACTTTATCGTTCTGGATAAATAGTTCCCAAGGAGGGACTATTGGTGGATCCATTAGAAATGGTGCCGGAAATAGAAGTTACCCGTTCTTAACCCCGTCATTGACAGCCGCAACGTGGACTAAGGTTAGCATAACAATTCCGGGAGATACCTCTGGGACATGGACAACGGACAGCAGTCTGGGTCTGTATGTGACATTTAGTTTGGGCGCAGGTGCCAATTATTCTGGCACGGCTAATACTTGGGCGGCGGGAAACTATCCGTCAGCAACAGGCGCAGTATCCGTTGTTGGAACCACCTCTGCAACGCTATTTGTCACAGGTGTACAACTAGAAGTCGGCTCAACCGCAACCGCATTTGAACAGCGTCCGTATCAGACTGAATTGGCGTTGTGTCAGAGGTATTACGAGAAGGGTCGGGTGCAGGAGTATTTCCCTGCGGGTGGTACAGCATATATCGGGACGAGCAAACCTTTTGCCGTAGTTAAACGAATCACCCCAACAATCGCAACCACAGATGCTTCATCTAATGCCAATAAGGTAACAATGATAAATAACGCTGTCGGCGGCAACGTAAGCAACATAGCCTTCTTCGACAACGGAAGCGACACAACAATGCTGAACCTTCTCTATACGGGTGGGGTGACAACTTATTACGGCATGACATACAACTGGACTGCTTCTGCGGAGTTATAAGATGAATTACCAACTTGCTAAAGACAACAACGGTGTCTTCTCCGACATTGGGTTTATTCCATTCGTTGACGGAAACTCCGACTACGAGCAATACAAGGTCTGGCTTGCAGAAGGCAACACGCCTGACCCATACATCGAACCACCCGCACCAATCCCCACCACAGTAACCATGCGTCAAGCACGTCTGGCACTACACCAAGGTG